GTCTTCCTTGGTCCACAGCGGATTCTCGGCGGCATGGCGACGCAGAACATCGTCCAGTTGACGTCTTATCAGCGTCCCGGCGCAGGCTCGGCCACCGCGGCGGGCGTGGTGCAGAACGTCGAGGGCGACCTCGGCGACGACATCGTCTGGGCCTATGACGACACCCTGGTGGGCAAGGGCGCGGGCGGCACCGACGTCATTGTCTTAGCCATGCCCGAGGTTAAGAAGCCGGTGGGGCGGCGCTTCAATACCAATGAGTTCGCCCAGATCGCCCCCGGCCTGGAGGCGACCCTGCTGCAATATATCGACATGAGCGCTCCGGTGGAGATCCCGACGCCACTGGCCGGCGGTGCCATCGACGTGCTGTCCGAGTGGCGTACCACGCCGGGCTGGCCGGTGCGTCCGGAGGCGGTGACCATCATCAACATGGGGTATTAGGGAGGGCAGCGTGGCATCCCTCTACATCGCCAACTGCTCCAAGCAGCCGCACGAGTTTCTCTATCGCATGCCGGCCGAAGGTCCGGCGGAGCGGTCCCGCGTCCGCTCCGTTCGCATCGAGGCGGGTACGCAGCAGATGCTCGTGGCCGATGCCGCTCCCGTGGTGCTGGAGGCGATTGTCGAGCAGCACCGGCAATATGGGCTGGTGCCGGTGACGGAGGTGACCAACGCCAGAACTTTCGTCGGGCTGTGCTACTCGTTCGACAAGCCGGTGGACCTCAACCGGCTGGAGTTTGCCGTCGAGCATAACCAGGGCGTGCTGCTGGAACGCGGCGAGCAGCAGCGCGAGGCGGCGGCCATCACCGTCGCCCGTACCCTGGAGGATCAGATCGGCGAGCCGATGCGGGCGGTGGAGACGCAGCTGCTGGAAGATAGCGACACGCCCAAGCTTGGCCGGGGTATTCGCGTGGTCAAGGATGAGGCGCTGCGCAAGAGCGGCGGACGGCGCCAGGGACGGGGCGCATGAACGTCATGCAGCGGAGCGGAATGACCAAGCGCCCGGCGCCTGATGACTCCGTTACGAAGCGCAGCGCAGTGACCTGCGACGCGAGGGCTTCGTCATGAGCCAGACACTGGGTGGCCAGGGCGGCGTCGCCGTTCAGGCCGATTACGTCCCGGCACCGCAGCCGCCGGGACTCGCTGATCCCACCACGCCGTCGCTGGCTGACTACGTCATCTTTCTGCGCCAGTATGTCGGCATTCCCTCCGCCTATCTGCCTGACAATTCGCCGTGGATCACCACCAGCTACAATATCGCCATCGACAAGGTGAATAACGCTTTTGCCGCCGTGTCGTCCGATATTTACACGCTGATGGTGTATAACTACGCCACCGACCGGCTGATTAACTTCGCCCCCGACCAGCCCGGCCAGTGTTACTTCGCCGATCTGCGCAAGACCCTCGGCATCAACAACATGCAGATGGGCATCATTCAGTCCTCCTCAGACCAGGGCACCAGCCAAAGCTGGATGCTGCCGGACTGGATCAAGAGTTTGACGCTGTCCAACATGCAGATGATGAACACGCCCTACGGCCGGGCCTATCTCGGCTTTGCCCAGGAGTACGGCACCACGCTGTGGGGGCTCACCCGTTAAATGCCGGTGATGCATCTCGGCGTCATTGATCTTCCATATTCATGGGGCCAGAAGAAGGCCGGCGGCATCTCCGCCGCCAAGGCGCTGCACGCCTACAAGCAGTTCATGGCGGGCAAGATGGCGTCCCCGACCAGCGGCAACACCACGGGCGACGTGGCGGACATGCTGGAGGCGCGCTACCGCGTCATGCAGGTCTTTCTCCAGATTCGCGAAAGCCAGATCAATCAGGAGGTGGAGAAGAGCATGCAGGGCGCGCTGGAGACCATCCTGATGGGGGGTCCGGTCAAGGGCGGCGGCCAGATGCTGGCCTCGGCGACCAGCCAGATCGAGCACCTGTTCAAGGACGCGCTGGCGATGCGGGCCTATGACGGCAAGATCCAGGGGGTGCCGACGCTGGCGGCGAAGAAGGGTGTGTCGCACCGCTTCAAGAACCCCTACGCCCGCCGTCCCTCGCGTCCGTCGTTCATCGACACCGGCCTCTATCAGGCCTCGTTCAAGGCCTGGACGAGCTAGTTCACCGGAGGTGAATTGCTATGCTTGAACTGCTCATCACCTTGCTCGTGGTGTTGCTGATCTTTGGCGTTATCTATTACGTCATCACCATGATTCCGTTGCCGCCTCCGTTTCAGGTCATTGCGCAACTGATTCTGGCGGTGATTCTGCTCATCGTGCTGGTGACCTATCTGCTGCCGCTGGCTCATCTCCGCCCGCTGCCTTGAGGTAGTCCGCCGTGAGTCTCCTTGACGAGGTAGCTGGCGGCGGCCCGCTGCACGATGCCCTGCTGGCGGGCATCGCCGATATCAGCCAGCAGCGTACCGTCTCGTTCACCATCTACACCAAGGTCGTGCTGCCGCTGGACGGCTTCGTCTTCTGGCTGCGCTCCTCGGGCTTCGAGGCGACCGGCGCGCTGCACTTCATGAGCGAGCGCGAGCAGGCCGAGGACGAGACGACGACGCGGAACTCGGTGGTGTTCACCACGGGTGAGCGCATCGCCCCGCTCAATCAGGTCAACACCCAGCAACTGATCGTCGGCGACATCGACAGCCGCCTGTTCGCCTTCGACAAGCAGGGCTGGTTCTTCGAGCCGGCGGGCATCTGGCACTACACCGGGGACGCGGTCCGTCCGGGCGCCTCGACCCAGCTGATCGACGATCCCGCGCAACTCGATCCCGAGGCGCTGATCGTCTCCAACAGCCTCCCCGCGTGGCTGGCGCTGGTGAACTACACGCCGATCTGGCTGGCGCCGCTCAATCCCGGCATCACGCTCTATCCCAGCTATCTGGTGCCCGACAACCTGCCGCCGCCCTACGGTGCCGTGCATGTCGAGCCGGGCGATACCAGGGCCTTGCAGCCGTTGCCGCATTTCGACGTCCGCACCTCGCACTACCAGCTGACCTCGGAGCGGGTGCGGGTGACCCTGTTCGGCGCCAACAACGCCATGGCGGCGGACTTTCTCGACCTCGTCAACCGCTACTCGCTCGACACCGACGTCATCGGCATGATGGGTGCCACCACTACGGTACGCGACGAGAAGCGGCCGTGGCCGCCCGGCATGGTGCTGGAGCAACGCAAGAGCATCGAGTTCGAGATTTCCTACTATCAGACGCGCATCAACGACATTGCGCGGCAGATGATTCTCGACGCTCAGGCAGCGGTGATCACGCCCGACATGATGGCGCCGAAGATCTGCTCAGAAGGGGTGGCGACCGTTGCTGTCAATGCGTTGCAGACGGGCACGGCAAACTGGGGCGGACCGGTGACCTGGGACAGCGGCATCATCTGGGTATGACCTCGGGAGCGAGACTTCGAGTGACCTCGGGAGCGAGACTTCGAGTGACCTCGGGAGCGAGACTTCGAGTGACCTCGGGAGCGAGACTTCGAGTGACCTCGGGAGCGAGACTTCGAGTGACCTTCGTCGCCGCCGCTCATGAGCACTGCCTGGGCCGACGCATCGGCAGCGGTCACTGTGTCGCCTTCGTCCGCTCGGTGACCGACGCGCCGATGACGACCCACTGGCGACGCGGGGCCAGGGTGGCGGACACGCCGACGCTGGCCAGAGGCACCGCCATCGCCTGCTTCGATGCCGATGGCCGCTACGGCAACCACGTCGATGGCCGCTCGCATGCCGCCGTGCTGCTGGCGGTCGGCGAGGATGGCCTGCTGGTGGCCGACCAGTGGACGGGACAGCCGGTGCACGAGCGCGTCATCCGCTACCGCAACGGTGCCGGCGATGCCGCCAATGACGGGGACCGGTTTTTCGTCATCGAGAGAGAGACGGCATGAGCACCATCGACATCACCATTCCCGAAGAAGGCACGATGGTGGCTTCGGCCGAGATCCGCGAGAACTTTGCCGCCGCCGCCAGTGACATCGACAACCTCGCCCATAGCATGCTCCTCGGCGTTACCGACGGCTCCGAGGCCCAGCCAGGGCAGATCGGCGAGCGGCTCTACACCACCATCCTGACGGCGAACGCGACGCCGCTGACTACCAACTCCGTCACCGATGTGCTGTCGCTGACGCTGCCGCCGGGCGATTGGGATGTCTTAGGCTATCTCGCCACGTCAGGCACCTCGGCCGACATCAGCGAGGTGATGGTCTGGCTCAACAGTCAATCCACTACCCTGCCGCCGCCCGACCTCTCGGCAGACTTCGCCGTCATGATGCTCAACATCGTCAATGGCATGAGCACGCGCACGCAGCTGCAAACCGGGCCGGTGCGCATGCTGACCGGCAGCGCGACCCCGATCTATCTCTCCTGCCGGTTGCTTTGGCATAGCGGCACCGTATCGGCCGCCGGGTCCATCCGCGCCCGCCGCATGCGCTAAGACGCGACTTCGCGTCGTTCTCGCTAAGACGCGGCTTGTTAGGCCAGCGCGCGGGCCTCGACGCGCGAATCCCCCAAGACGCGACTTCGCGTCGTCCCTCGAACCGGAGTGTGTAGTCATGGCGCAATATGCCCAGCGCGTGTCGGTCTATCCGTCTGATGTCGCGTCATCCGCCTATTACGGCGTCTCCGCCGCCACCGTGATGCGGACCGGCCCGGCCCGGGTCGGGTTGGTCAATGTCATCACCGCTGGCACCGCTGGGGCCGTCTACGACGCCGCCGCGACGGGTGCCGCCACCTCGGGGCGGCTGGTGCTGACGATCCCCGCCACGGTTGGCATCTACACGGCGAACTGGCCCTGCAACCAGGGCGTGGTCGTCGCCCCCGGCGCCGCGCAGGTGCTGAACATCACCCTTGGCTGATAGGGGAACCGGAGCATGCCGAGCATCGTCACCGTTAACGTCAGCGTGCTCCAGGCACCCACGCCCAGCACGCTGCAACAGACCGGCGCCTTCATCAGCCAGGGCGGCACCACGGGCACCGCCGGTTCACTCAAGCTGATTACGCAGATGTCTGATCTTTCTGCCGTGCTGGTGCCGCCAGCGCCGGTCCAGACCATCTCCTGGGCCACCGGCGTGGCCACCGTGCAGACCACCTCGGCGCACAACATCCCGACCGGCCAGACGCCGCAGGTGACCATCCAGGGGGCGGTGCCGGCCGGCTACAACGGCACCTTCACGGTCACCGTGACCGGGGCCAATACCTTCACCTATCCGCTGGTGGCCAATCCGGGGACGGCAACGACGATGGGCACCTGGGTGCCGGGCTCGGCGACGACCTTGTTGGCCATGGCGACGACGTTTTTCGCCCAGGGCACGGCGATGAGTATCTATGTGCTGGAACTCGGCCTGGGCGATCCGGTGCACACCATCGCCGCCTTCCAGACGTGGCTGACCAACAATCCCCAGACCGTCTACAGCTTCCTCGTGCCGCGCAACTGGGATGCGCAGGCATCGTTCCTGACCTTGCTGGCGTCCTACGAAGCGCCGACGGCGATGCAGTATTTCTGGGTCACCACCACGGCCAGCACGTACACCGCCTACAACAGCCAGATGAAATGCGTCATCGCCCTGGTCGAGGCGCCCGGCATTGCGGTCACCGAGTTCTCCCTCGCCGCCGCGCTCTATCAGTCGCTGACCTACAATCCGTCGCCGACCAACCGCGTGGCGCCGTTCGCCTTCTCGTTCACCTACGGCACCACCGCCTATCCCTCGCTCGGCAATCAGGCCCTGCTGACGCAGTTGAAGGCGGCCAACGTCAACGTCATCGGCTCCGGTGCCGAGGGCGGCGAGACCCAGACCATGATCTACTGGGGCACCACGCTGGACGGGCGCGACTTCACCTACTGGTTCTCGGTCGATTACACCCAGATCCAGGCCAAGCTGGTGCTGACCAACGAGGTCATCAACGGCAGCAACAACCCGGTCAATCCGCTCTATTACGATCAGTTTGGCATCAACCGGCTGCAGGCGCGGCTGGCGCAGATGATGACGGCGGAGATTTCCTTCGGGCTGGCGGTGGGCTCGGTGCTGCAGACGGAGATGGACGGCATCTCGTTCCAGACCGCGCTGAATGCCGACGCCTTCACGGCGCAAGCCGTCATCAACGCCATCCCGTTCGTGTCCTACACGACGGCGAATCCCGGTGACTTCAAGATCGGCAAATACGCCGGCCTGTCGATCATCTACATCCCGGCCAGAGGCTTCATCCAGATTGTCCTCAATGTCGTGGTGTCGGACTTCATCACCTTCTGACCCCTAAGACGCTCCTTAGCGTCGTCCTCTTACCTGAGAGGCTGAGATGCCGAATCCGCTCATCGCGCAAGGCACGCTGAACCGCGTACGCGCGTCCATCGTGTGGCCGTCCAATGCCTCGCTCAACGTGGTGGCGTCCTATCTCGGGCGGGACGGCGTACGCCTTGCCCTCGACGGCGAGGCGACGCAGTTCTTCCCCACCATGACCGGAGCGGTGACCTCGCAGGAGCCGATGATGATGGTGACCTGCACCATTCACCTGCTCAAGAGCCAGCCGCTGGCCGGGCTCTACAAGGCGCAGATGGAGACCAACTCGCTGATCGGCGACGGCACGGTGCGCGGCGATGCCTCGACCCTGCCGCCGTATCAGATCCTCAACTGCGCCATCCAGAGCATACGGGAGCTAATCTTCGCCGGCACCGAGCCGGAATTTGCCGTTACCGTGCGGGGCTATTACTTGGTGAACAGCACCATGTGGGACTGATGAATGCGGATTGACGAGCAGCTTTATCTCGTCCTGCCGCTGGACCGGGCTGACGGCACCACGGTCTATGTCCACGCCGCGCCGCTGGGACGCGAGGTGTTCGAGCGCTACTGGCTGCCGCTGTCGAAGACCTTTGCCGCCATCTACACCGAGGGGCTGGGCGTCGTCGCCGGTCCTCGTATCGCTGCGTTGATGCTGAAGAAGGTCGGCGAGGAGGCCGGCACCTGGGATGGCCCGATGGGTCTGCAACGGGGCTTGCTGGGCGAGATACGGCGCTTGGCCAACGTGGTGGCGCCGGGCGCCAACGGCCAGCAGGGCTGGCAGATGATCCCGCTGGAAGACGCTATCCGCGACCAGCTGGTGGACGTCGAGGACATCGACGAGATCATGGGCGTGCTGGTTTTTTTTACCTGCGCTTGGCGGCTGCATCGGCAAGCGGAGCGCCGGACCATCGCCACTGGCGCTGCGAATCTGTGGGGTGCGCGGACATTGTCATCGAACTTGTCGGTGTTCGCGAGTTCATTGGCGACCTCGACCGAGACCGACAGTACTGGCGCGACGCCCCCGGTTCCGTCCTAGCCTGCATCCTCGACTGGGCTGCCGGGGCGGGGTTTGAGGCCGTCATCTACGAGCGCGGTGACGGCCAGTTTCCCTGGCGCTCGTCGCATGAGTTCCGCCAGCGGCATCTGATCCAGGCCAGCAAACGGGGGCTGTGATGGCGCTACGCTCGGTCCTCGACATCGACGTTAACACCACCGCCTTCGATGCCTTCATACAGAAGTTCAACGCCTTCCAGCAGGCCGCCGCAGCGGGTGTGAACGTCAACGTCACGGGCGGCGGCGGCGGCGGTGGTGGCGGCGGCGGTGGCCCCGGGGCGGGTGGCCCACCGGTCGGGCCGACCTCGCCGGGGGCGCCACGCGCACCGCCTGGGCCGGGCGTGCCGCCGGGGGGCGGGGCTGGTGGCGGCGGCGGCAGCGGCCAGCCAGCACAGCCGGTCGGTTTTACCCCGCGCGCGGTAGCGGCGGCGCAGCGGATCGCGCAATTCACCCGTCAGATCGCATCGAACGCGCAAGCATCGCTCGGCCCGACCGGCAAGCTCACAAAGCTCTGGCAGGACATGCGCGAATCCTCCAGGGGCATGCTGCGCAACGTCGAGCAGATGGCGACGCGCTTTCTGCACTTCGGCACCATCCTGGGGGCTCTGACGGGGCTGGCCACCGGCTTCGGCTTCCTCGGCATGGGCGGCATCGCCGGCATGGTGAGCGGCCAGCGCAGGCAGGCGTGGCGCGCCGGCACCACCATCGGCGGCATGCAGGCGTTCGGCGCCAACATGAGCCCGTATGCCGACCCCTCGATGATCACCGCCGTCGCCAACGCCCAGCAGGACATCACTGCCGGGGCAGCGTTCGGTGCCCTGGGCATGAGGCGAGACCCCAGAGCCGACCCGATGGAGACGTCGCTCAAGGTATTGGAAGGCATCCGCCGGACGCTTCAGGGCACCGATCCCGGCACGTGGGCGCAGCAGATCGAGATGCGGCAGTGGGGCAAATTCGGCATCACCAGCACCGAGCAGCTGCGCCAGATCACGGGAGGGACAGAAGAGGAGTTCCAGAAGCGGCAGGCGGGCGCGCGCCGCGATGCCAGAGCGATGGGTCTCAACGAGCAGCAGGCGCGTGAGTGGGCTTCTTTCAATACCGCGCTGGAACGCTCCACTAACATGATCACGAAGACCTTCATTGTCGGCCTGACGCCGCTGACGCCGCATCTGGAGCGCCTGACCAATGCCTTTAGCAATCTCGTCAACAAAATCTTGGTGCAGCTAACAGGCGCCGGCTTCATCGAGAAGTTAAATAAGTGGATCGACGATTTCACCAAGTACATCACCTCGGGTCAGATAGAGACCGACTTCAACGCCTTCATGGCAAAACTGACTGAGATTAAAAACGAGTTCAGCGAACTGGGCGGCTACGTGGTCGAACTCGGCAAGGCGATCATCTCGGTGGTGGAGTGGGTAAGCCAGCATGTGCCGACCCTGGATACAGTCCGCGACAAGATGTCCGACTGGGGCAAACAGGCCGGTCAACTGCTTCATCTGCCCGACCTGTCGAGTTGGTTCAGCATGATCCCGGGCTACCCGGGCTATGGCGCGGGCGGCGGCAAGGGCACCTCTCTGTCGGGGTTCAGCTTTGGGGCCGCCACTGGCGGCGGCGATGCGCAGGCGATGTTCACCGGTATGGAGCGGGAGCGGGGACTGCCAGCGGGCATTCTCAGCGCCGTCGAGGGCGTCGAATCCGGCCACGGGCGGGATATGTATAACCCGAAGTCAGGCGCCAGTGGGTGGATGCAGTTCCTCCCCAGCAGCTGGAAGCAGTGGGGCGGCGGCGGCGATCCCTACAACCGGCAGGATGCGGCCACGGGGGCGGCCAAATACCTCGCCTACCTCATGCACATGTTCCCTGGCGACATGCAAAAGGCGCTGGCGGGCTACAACTGGGGCGAAGGCAATGTCATGGCGGCGGTCAAGCGGTATGGCAAAGACTGGTTTGCCCATGCCCCCGGGGAGACGCAGCGGGCGGTGACCACGGAACTGGCAGGAGCAGGAGGCGGCGGCAGAGGCACTATGACAGCAGGGCAGCGTCCAGTCGGGCCGCATCATGTGACGGTGGTATTGCGCAACGAGACTGGCGGCAATGCCGTCCTGGCCAGCCATCTGGCTGCGGCCTGATGTCCGGTTCGCTCCCCCCGCTCGGCTATGCCTTCAAGCTGGCCTTCCAGCTGTCGCCGATCTTCCTCACCGGCTCGTCCTCGCTGGTGAACTGGATTGGCGGCGGCATGTTTCCGCTGATTTTCCTGACCGAGCCGCTGCATCTCGTCACCAGCCTCGCCTCGGGCGGAGAGAACGTCGAACTGGACGACTTCTTCGCTCACTTCGCCCCCATCGGCGGCGCCACGCTGATCAACAACCAGATCGCCCAGTATCCCTTCGCCAATCAGCGGGTGGCGGCCAACGCGCTGATCTGCCAGCCGCTGGAAATCAGCCTGAAGATGATCTGCCCGGTGCGCGACCGGCTGGGCTATGCCGCCAAGCTCGCCACCATGATGACGATGCAGTCGGTACTTTTCCAGCACAATGCGCAGGGTGGCACCTACACCATCGCCACGCCGAGCTATCTTTATCTGAACTGCATCATGACGGCGATGCGCGACATTTCCGGCGGCGAGTCGAATCAGGTGCAACATACGTGGCAGCTGGATTTTCAGCAGCCGCTGTTGACCCAGGAAGAGGCGGACGCGGTGCAGAACAGCTTCTACAGTAAAGTCACCGCCGGCCTGCAGATCAATAGCTCCTCGATGTCAACGCCTGACATCAACATCGGCCAGACGCTGCCAAATGTCACTGGCCTCGGCCCGGGCGGTGTGACAGCAGAGCCGTTGCCGCCGGTCGCGGGCGCCAGCACGCTGAGCAATATCGTCGGCACATTCGGCGGATTTCTGAAGCCATAACCTCGGGAGCGGAGGCTAGCGAAGTGACCACCTACACCCAGTTCCAGCCCTCGCCGAGGGAGACCTTTGCCTTCAGTGCCACCCTGGACGGCACCGTCTACCAGATGGTCGTGATGTGGAACCTGTTCGGCCAGCGCTGGTTTCTTAACTGCGTCGCCACCAACAATGTGCTGATGTTCAGCGTTCCTGTCATCGGCTCCCCAGCCGAGGGCGACATCAATCTGGTCGGGCCTTACTTCCAGCAATCGACGCTGGTGTTTCGCACCGATACCCAGCAGTTCGAGCAGACTCCGTAATGCGCTTTTATCGCATCACCATCACCGACTCCGAAGGCAAGCCGATTCAGCTCAACAGCTTTGGCAGCGGCCCGTTGGGCGGCCCCGGCGCGGGCATCGGCTCGGGCGCCCAGTCACAGCCCGGCGTGATTACGTCACTGATGAGCAACGGGATGACGAACCCCGCCGCGCTGAACATCGAACTTGATATAGCATCGTATCAGTTGCATCAGGTGGGGGATGTCAAATCCTACGTTCGCATCTGGGGTCTGGGACTGCGGGACATCTCCTCGGCGCTCAATCTGAACTATACCGATCCGAGCGACATGAAGACGGCCAAGCGCATCAAGGTCGAGGGCGGCATGGCCAAGGGCTACCCGCTGGCCAAGGTCGATCAGCAGGGCGTCCTGGCCGAGGGCCTCATCTATCAGGCCTTCGGCAACTGGGTCGGCACCGACATGACGCTCGATCTCATCCTGGCCAACGGCGGCACGGGCGGCACCGGTTCGACCGCCGCGCCGGTCAATTACTCCTTCACCTGGGCCAAGGGAGAGCAGCTGTCCGCGCTCTGCAACCGGGTGCTCAAGCAGATGAACAATCTCGACGTCAACCTTTCGCTGAGCCAAGCGCGGGTGGCGCCGCAGGATTATTCCGGCACCTATGGCTCGCTGGAGGACTTCGCAGGCTGGGTACAGAGAACCACGCAGGGGCAGCTGGGCGATACCGATCAAGGCGTCGCCGTGGTGATCAGTCGCAAGCGTGTGCATGTGATGGAGAGAGACCCCAACCTTGCACCGTTAATCGGACCACCGATTCCTGGCGGGCCGATTGAGGCGGCGGCGCCCGGCGCTGGCGTTACCGGTTCGGAACTGACGACGGGGGCGGGACCGCAACCGGCGGGACCGGTGCCGGACCCCAAGAAGATCAAGTTCGACGATCTGATGGGACAGGTGACGTGGATCGGCTACGGCTCGATCCAGGCCAAGCTGGTGATGCGCGGCGATCTCGATGTCAGCGATATCATCAGGTTTCCCGAGGGGCTGATCTCGCAAGTCACGGCGGGCTCGTTCCCGGCCCAGGGCGGCACCGGGCGGCTGGCCGATTCGCTGGCCTTTGGTAACCAGATCTTCCAGATCCAGCAGATCCAGCACTGGGGCAATTACCGCCAGCCCGACGCTGCCAGTTGGAACACCACCATCTGGGCATTTCAACTCGGCAAAGGCGGCCAGCCCATCGCGCAAACGCCACCGGCCTTGCCGGCCACGAGTTAAGCCATGGCCACCAATGCACAGAAGCTGCCGCTGGCGCAGTCCATCGGCATGGCGGGCAGGCAGGCGGCCCAGAGCCGGGTGCAGCGCCTTGGCAAGGTGCTGCCCTGCTCGGTGGTGGCGGTCAACGGCTCCATCGTCACCGTCAAGTTCGAGATGAAGGCTGACCCGCAGACCCTGCCGCACGTCACCATGCCGGTGTTCGGGCCGGAATATATCCGCTACCCGATTCAGGTCGGCGACAAGGGCATCGCGCTGTCCGCCGATGTCTTCATCGGCCAGATGAGCGGTCTCGGCACCGGCACGGCGGACTGGCGTGAGCCGCCCAACCTGGGCGCCCTGGTGTTCATGCCGGTGGGCAACAAGAACTGGTTCCCGGTGGTCTCCAACAAGCTGGTGCTCTACGGCCCGGCGGGCGTCACCATCCAGTCTGCTACCGCCGCCAGGGGCAGCGGCGGGGTGACCATGAACATCACCGCTTCGGGCATGGTCATCGACCTCGGCGGCACCGCGCTGACGATTCAGAACGGCAATGTCACCATGACCGGCTCACTGACCGTCAATGGCGAGGTGATGGCGGGCGCGACCCAGATTCACCTCACCACCCATGCCCACAGCGGGGTGACACGCGGCGGTGCCAACACCGACAAGCCGGTCACCGGCACCTAGCCATGGCACTGCTGCCGCCCGCTGCCGTTGCCCCCTATGCCGGGCAGGGTATGCGCACCTATGGGCGCGTCATCGACACCGCCTCGGGGGCGAAATTCTGGGTCCAGGTCAATCCCGATAGCGGCGGCTGGAACGATTCCATCTATCTGACCACGCTGATTCAATGTTGCAAATTGAATTGGAATGAAAGTCCGTTCTATGCCAACTGGGGCATCGCCGCGCGGCAGTCGGTGGTCAGCCAAGTTTTCCCCGACTACTACATGACGTTGATGCAACAGCGCTTCAGCCCCTATTTCCTGTCGCTCATCATCAACAAGATGCCGGTCGATAATTCCAACTACTGGGCCACCGTGGTGCCGACCTATCAGCTCAACGTGCAGTTCCACACCGGGGCGCAGATTTCCACCCAGGTGGTGCCGCAGGCGCTGGTGGACGGCTTCGGACAGGCGGTGCTGGACGGCCACGGCTATGCCGTCAGCGTGGGGGTGAAGAGTGGGAAATTTGTTGCCGTCTAACCTGTCGCTCAAAGCTGTGGCGTGGGCGGCGCTGACGATAGTGGTGCTGGCGCTGGCCCTGGTCGTGACGCTGGTGCTAACGCCGCGTCCGGGCAAAGCCCAGGGCGCCTGCAATCCGGTCGGCGCGCCGGTCGGTTCCATCGGCTGCCAGCCCGCCTTTGCGTCGGCCTCGGGCTCGGACCTGCTGCTGCTGTGGCGGCCGTCGATGTTTCCCAATGCGTTGGGACAGGTCAACCTGCAGCAGCTGTCGGCCTACGTCATGTCCGCCCCCACCAAGCTGCCCACCGCCTGCACCGGGCTCGTCACTGGCACGCTGTGGAACAACGCCGGCACGGTGCAAGTTTGCCCCTGAAAGGACGAGCATGTCCCAGAGAACGAATAACAGCCACAACACCCACCGCAACGGCCGCCAGGAGCCGCCACCGCCCGCCCCGCCCCCACCATCACCCTCTCTGCTGGCCGCCCCCACAGGGCCAATTACGCCGCCCTACGGGCCTGCCGTGCACTGCTTCGTCATCACGCCGTCCGACGCCACACCGCTGGCCCGCCGCGTCAGCGGCATCTGGGTCGGTGGCGCAGGCAACGTGGCGGTGATCGCGGCGGCCGACGATCCCGCCGGCACTCCGGTGGTGTTCTCCACCGTGGCGGCGGGCACCTTGCTGCCGGTGTGCGCCAGCTACGTCCGCGCCACCGGTACGACCGCAACTCTATTGGTGGGGTTTGGATAAACAATGTCTTAAAATACGGAGCGTCACGGCACGGCAAATGCGGTGACGCTCCTAACCACCAATCGAGAGGGAACCTCGTTCAATGGCTACGCGCAAATTATATCCGTCTCTGACGGAATGCGAGAAAGCTTATCTTGCTGGGATCATCGACGGCGAGGGGTGTATCGGGTTCGGCGGCCGAAAAAGACACGGGCGCAGATATCTCATCGTCACTTTGCAAGTAAGCAATACAAGCCGGTTATTGATTCAATGGTTGTGTACTAAGTTTGGCGGAGGCCTGTACTTCTATTCCCAGCGCAGCACGGAAAAGCGTGGCCGCAAACCAACGTATTTATGGTCCATCGCAGCAGCGCACGCTAAATGGGTCATCGAATCTGCCCTGCCTTACCTTATCGTGAAACGACGACAGGCTGATCTTGCGCTGTCCGTGCCGCTTCGTGAACCTACCCATAGTCCCATCAGCGGGCGTCTCGTGACGCGCATGACCGATGCGGACTTTGCAGAGAACGAGTGCTTTTTTGAAGCTATGCCAAGACTCAATCGGAGGGGAACTCATGCCTCTGACGCACAAAGGACAGACGATCAAAGCTGCGCTCCAGAAGGAGTATGGCAAGGAAAAAGGCGCTAGCATTCTGTACGCCGGGAAGAACAAGGGCACTTTCACTGGGATTGACGCCCAGAGCAAGTACATGGACGCCTGCCGCCGGGGTGATGCCGTGGCCATGCGCCACTGCGCCGACCAGATCCTGCGCGGCCGTATCGTACGCTGAGCGGCAGCTGAGCGATGCCGACCCCGCCCGAACCGGTCGAGGACGCCTTCTACTACCCCGTCGTCATGACGCGGGCGGGCACGCTGCCGCAGACCCCGGCCTCGTTGCGTACGCAGCTGATCAATCTCGTCACCTACGGCACCGACGCGGGCGGCAATCAGGTGATGCCGCCGCTGCCGGGCTATACCGCCACCCTGCCGGGCTCGCTGATCGAGGACATTTCCTCGACCGATGTCGGCGCGGTGGTGCTGTGCGATCAGGCCCGCGTCGAACTGATCAACAGCCTGACCCCGTACGGCGCCAACGCCTTCATCATGGCGCAGCTGGGCCAGCTGTTCGGCATCCCGTTCGGAACCACGACGAATGTATCCGTGCAGGTGATTTTCTCGGGCACCGTCGGCTATCTGATCCAGGCCGGGTTCCTCATCGGCGACGGCACCAATACCTACATCGTGCAGGACGGCGGCATCATCGGCCAGAACGGGCAGTCGATCCCGCTGACGGCGGTGGCCAGCACGGCCGGCTCGTTCGCCGTGCCCGCCGGGACGGTGACGCAGATCCTCACCAGCGTGCCGCTCACCGTTGGGCTGGCGGTGCAGAACCCGCTGCAGGGCTCGGGCGGGCAGACCGTCGAGACCGAGCAGCAATACCGCCTGCGCGTGCTGCAGGCCTCGGTCGCCACCTGCCAGGGCACGCCCGCTTTCCTCAAGACCCAGCTGGAGAAGATTCCCGGCGTGTCGCCGCAGCAGACCTCGGTGGTGGCGGTGCCGCCCAACCAGTGGATGGTGATCTGCGGCGGCTCCAATCCTGACCCCTACGCCGTGGCGGGCGCCATTTACCGTTCCATGCCGGTGCCCTGCGTGCTGACCGGCTCGGTGCTGAACCTGACGGCGGCGACGCAGGCCAATCCCGGCCGCATCACCACCGGGCTGAAGCATCTCTACGCCAGCGGGCAGGTGGTGACGTTCTCCGGTGTCCTGGGCATGGTCAACCTAAACACCGGCTCCTATACGGTGACCGTGGTTGACCCGTGGAACTTCACCATCGGCGTCAACACCACCACGTGGCCCGCCTATACCGGCGGCGGTGTGGCAGCACCCAATCTGCGCAACAACTCCGTCCCCGTCAGCGATTTTCCGGATACCTACTTCATCCCTTTTGTCACCCCGCCGGTGCAACAGGTGAGCATCGTCATGAAGTGGGAGGCCACCGTCACGGTGCCCTCGGCGCAGGTACTGAACCAGCTGGCCCAGACCGCCATCGTCACCTACGTCAACGAAATCCCCGCCGGCAATCCGCTCAACCTGCTGGCCGCGCAGGAGCAGGCTCAGGATGCCATGGAGACGCTCATCAGCCTGAACCAGATTTCCGGCATGAGTTGGATCGTCACCATCGACAATCTTGCCGTCAGCCCGCCCGCTGGTCTGATGACCATCATGGGAGATCCCAATGGCTATTTTCAGACCGCGCCGGCGCAAGTGACAGTGACGCAGGGGCCATGAAGTGGCAGGGGCGCAGTTTCCGCCGGTTGGCCCCGTTTCGCTGGCCACGGTGGTCAAGTCGTACCTCTATCAGCAGTACAGCGATGACGACACGTTGCAGACTTTCGTTGCGGCTCAGAACTATCAGGGCCAGAAATGGGTCGATGACCTCAACGCCCTGAATCTGCCGGTCTACTCACTGCTGACCGGCGATCTCTTAGACTGGGTGGCGCACGGGCTCTACGGCATCATCCGCCCCATCCTCTCCATCATCGCCCCCGCGACCGGCGATGCCGGGCCGTACAACACCGTCGAGTACCGCGTGCTGGCCTACGACCAGGGCCTGATGGTCGGCCCCCCGGGCGCCGCTTACGTCGTTCTCAACGACGATCAGTTCAAGCGCATCCTCACGTGGCACACCTACAAGGGCGACGGCTGGCAGTACACCACAAGGTGGTTGAAACAGCGGGTGCACCGCTTCCTGCATGGCCGCAACGGCTATCTCGCCGTCAACGACAACACCGCCGACGTTTCCATCACCTGCCAGGGCACCGCCGTCACCATCGACGTCGCCGATTCCGTCATCGCTCGCATTCTCCAGTACGCGGTGTTCGACGGCGTGCTCGGGCTGCCGGTGCAGTATTCCTTCACCGTCCGCATCGAGCCGATCATCCTGCTGGCAGGCACGGCTGGGGTGCATATCGCCACCAACACCATCAGGTTCGTGCCGCAACTGGCGACCGTCCAGGGCACCGCCAGCGTGTCGGTGGTGGCGGGCGCGGACTTTGGCAACAACCCGGCCACCATCCCTGCCACCGCCTCGGTGACGCTGCTGGAGCCTGTCTTTACCACCTGGGATCAGTTCTCCTGGGATCAGGCGGTGTGGGACTACTACGGCGTCTACGTGCAGCGCGTGGCGTACGCGAGCCTCGGCGGCAGCGGCAGCGTGCTGGTCAGTGCCGGCGTCATCACGCGGCAGGCCAACGCGATCATCGCGGGCGTCGGCGCCGTCATGATCGGCCGCCAGGGCAGTGCCGCCATCGGTGGCGTCGGCAGCCTCATGGTCAACACCATCGAGTTCGCCACCAATGCCGTCAGCCTGCCCGGCGAGGGCTTCGTGGTGGTGGCACCCGGGGCGCAGATTCAGGCCGGGCTGACCCTGTCGGGCAGCGGCAGCATACGGGCCAGAGGGGCCGGGCCGCTCTATGCCACGGTGACCATCGCGGGCGCGGGCACCATCATCGCTCACACCCCCTAGGAGACGTTGCATGGCGGCCTTTGTCTTCTCCGACAATGCACGCTCCAGCCTGGGGCAGGCGATTGGTCCCGGCGCCACCGTCATCACCCTGGCGGCGGGCGGCGGCGCCGCCTTTCCCATCCCGGCGGCGAACCAGCAGTTCGCGCTGACGCTTAACGACCTCGCCACCCGCGTCAATTACGAGGTGTGCTACTGCACCGCCCGGACCGGTGACGTGCTGACCGTGCTGCGCGGCCAGGAAGGCACCACGGCGCAGTCCTGGGTGATCGGCGACTATGCCTGGAACGGTCCCACCAGCGGCCAGATGTCGGCCATGGTGCAGATCCCGCACATGACCGACGCCAGCATCGCGCCGGTGTTCGCCAACACCACGGTGCAGGGCTGGTTGCAAACGACCAACTACATCGACACCACCAATCAGGTCCGCTCCTCAACCGGCTTCATCTCGCGCGGCATGGACCCCTACGGGCAGTTCCGTGCCATCGGCGGCGCCTACGGCGTGATGCTGCGCAACGACGGCGCCAACGCCTACTGGCTGCAGACCAACGCCAACGACGCCAACGGCTCGTGGACCGCGCTGCGTCCGTTTGCCTGGAATCTCTCGACCGGCGCCGTCACCATCGACGGCTCGGGGGCGGGCATCTATTGCGGCGGCAATCTCAGCACCACCCAGAACATCACGGCGGGCTATCTGTCGTCATCCGGCAACGTCAACGCCGGCAACACCTTCACGGGCGGCAACGTCAGCGTCAATGGCACGGTGTGGGCGGGTGGCTGGGTCGGCTCCGCCTACGTCTATTCCAACGGCAACATCAACGCGGCGGGCACCTATACCGGCGGCACGGTGGCGGTCGGCGGCAATGTCAGCGGCTACGACCTGCACGCGGCGGGAGCGGTCTATTCCAGCAATTTCGTCAATGCCAACAGCGACGTGAACGCGGGCGGCACCGTCAACGCCGGGTACGTCCACTCGCGCGGCGACGTCAATGCCGACCACGATGTCAACGCCAACAGCAACATGATGTGCAATGGCGAACTCGGGGTCGGCGGCTATGGTCTGAGCGGCGGCTGGTTCGGGCTGGCGGTCGACCAGCAACTGTCGCGATTGGTTTACTGGTGCAACCAACCCGGCAACGGCTTCGCGCTCAAGTGGCTGCAGACGGCCGGCTGGTACGGCACCATGACCTACCAGCGCCCGGACGGCGCCCATCTGTTCCAATGCGACTATAGTGGCAATGTTTCTGCCTATAGTTCGATCTGGGCGCCCAATATCTGCGACGACCGGGCCAAACGCGCCGTGCGCCCCTATCAGCGCGGCCTCAATGAAATCATCAGCCTGGAACCGGTCTCGTTTCAATACAACGGCGAGGGCGACACCGTGGACGACGGCACCGTCTATTACGGTGTCAGCGCCCAGAAGACCCGCGATATCTTGCCCGAGGCGGTGGTTGAAATCGCCGCCCGCATGCAGCAGGAAGTCGCCACCAAGCGCCTGCCCGGCATGCTCGGCATCGAAGAGCCGCCCGTGCTGTGGGCGCTGGTCAATGCCTGCAAGGAACTGGCAACGCGGGTAGCCACCCTGGAATACGAGGTCAAGCACCTGAAGGAGCAGAGGCAATGAGCGACAAGCCGCCGGGCGACCCGCCGCCGGAACCAGTGCAGCCGCCGCCGCCGGGGCAGCCGCCGCCACTGCCGCAGGAGGAGCCGCCCAAGGAGCCGCCGCGCCAGGAGCCGCCACCGCAGGCTGCCAAGGAAGCGCACTCCGCTGCGCTCCATGCGGGGGGGCGCGTCCATGTCATCGGCCCGGGCGAAATCTCCATCATGGGCTCGGGGTCATCGGCGGGGTGACCGGGAGCGAGGTTTCGAGCGACCTCGCTGCGGGAGCGAGCTTTCGAGCGACCCAGTGGGCCACCGTCTGCCGCATGGGCTCCATCGGCGATAACCTCATCGCCTCGTCGATTCTGCCCCTGCTGGCGCGCGATTATCTCGTCGAGGTGATCACCCAGGAACCGGCATCGGCGGTGTTCGAGCACAACCCGCACATCGCCAAGCTGGTGCTCAAAAAGCCGGAAGACCTGCCGCAGCACGGCGGCATCGAATGGCAGCAATGGTTCACCGCCCGCGCCCGCGAAGTGGCGAAGTTCGTGCATCTCTCCCATTCCTGCGAGGTAGCGCTGGCCCTGGTGCAGGCACAGACAGCTTTCAACTGGCCGGATTCCATGCGTCGCAAGCTGTGCGGGCGGTCTTATCTCGAGTACGTGCACGACATCGCCGAGGTGCCCTATCAGTTCGCGCCCGATTTTTTCCCCACCGAGCAGGAGCGGGACAAAGCGTTGGCGACGCAGCGCAAGCTCGGCAGCACCGAGGTCATCGGCTGGTGCGTCTCGGGCAGCCGCATCGACAAAATCTATCCCTACTCGTCGATGGTGGTGGCGCGGCTGATCAAGGAAATCGGCTGGCCGGTCATCATGTTCGGCTCCGGGCCGCGTGACTTCGCCATCTCGAAAGCGATCATGGAGCAAGTGGAGGCGCAGAACGGCTCGCTCGCCGGCCTGCATCAGGCCATTTCGCCCGGCACCGAGACGCAAGGCTGGTCGGTGGAACCCGATGCGGTGCACATCAAGCTCGCCGACAAGCCCGAGCCGCTATGGCCGATCCGGCGCACGCTGTCGCAGCTGCGGCTGTGCACCCTGGTGATCGGCCCCGACACCGGGCCGATGTGGTCGGTGGCGATGCGCGGGGACATTGGCAAGATCGTGCTGCTGAGCCACGCCAGCGAGGAAAACATCACCAAGCACTGGCGCTACACCGCGACGCTGCACGCCGATCAGGAGCGGGTACCGTGCTGGCCATGCCACCGCCTTCATGATAGTATCGAAACGTGTCGCAAAGCCGAGCACGCGGAGGCGGCGGCGTGCATCGCTGACATCAACCCCGAGCAGCTGATGGAGACCGCCAAGTGGTTCGCCCAGGCGGCGCCCGAGGTGCCGCAGGCAGCGGAGTGATCGCCTTTGTGCTGGCCGCCACCGAGCACGGCAGCATGCTGGTGCCCCGGCTCGATTACGGTCCCGGCTGGCAAGGCGTTGGCGGCCAGCTATTGGACACCGGCAGCTTCGATCCCGCCGAGGTGTCGCTGTGCTGCGAACTGCTGCGGCTGCGGCGCAAATACCGGGGCGACGGCGTCATGGCGGTCGATGCCGGGGCCAATATCGGCACCCACACGCTGGCCATGGCACGGGTGATGCAGGGATGGGGCCGTGTGCTGGCCATAGAAGCCCAGGAGCGGCTGTTCTATGCCCTGGCGGGCAACATCTGCCTCAACAACCTGACCAACGCCAGCGCGCGTCTGAACGTGCTCAGCGACCGTGTCGGCTGGGTCGATGTGCCGCAGCCCGACTATGACCAACCGGGCAGCTATGGCAGCGTCGAGTTGGGCGAGGACCGTCCTGGCGAGAACATCGGCCAGGACATCAGCCGCACCATGCCGGTGCCGTCGATCCCGCTGGATGAAGTGCCGATCCTGCGGGTGGATTTCATCAAGCTCGATGTCGAGGGCATGGAACTGGCGGTGCTGCAGGGCGCCAATGCGCTGCTACGCACCTTCCATCCCGTGATGCTGATCGAGAAGATCAAGAGCGACGACGCGGCGCTGCGCGCGTGGCTGGAAGAGCGCGGCTACGTCCTGCTTCCCTGCTTCATGAGCTATCTCGCGGTACATGAAGCCGACCCGATACGCGAGGATATCAAGGAGACAGAGTGATGGCCGGGATCGCTGCGTACATGCAAAAGGCTATGCTGGACTGGAGCCTCGGCGGGGCGATCCCGACGCGGCCGGCCAACTGGTCGGTGGGGTTGGCGCTGGGGGCGCCCAGTTCCGTCTCCGGATCGGAGATCGGCACCGGCTCGGGGCTGAGCCGCGCCACCTGTCCGTTCCCCGGCGCCTCCTCGCCTGCGGGCAGCGCCTCGAACTCGTCGGCCATGACCTTCGGTCCGGCGCTGTCATCGGCGGCCATCACCGGCATTCAGGTGTGGGACACCACGGCGGCGGCAGCGGGCAACATGCTCTACTACGGCACCTTGGCGACGGCGCGCACGCTGGCTTCGGGTGACAGCCTCGTCATCGCCGTGGGATCGCTAGTCATTACGTTGGCATAGGGACCGGTCATGGCAATCGTCACCGGCCAGCCCGCGCTCGCGGCGGATGTCAACAACGCGATCAACGCACGCCTCGCGCTGGCGGGCGGCATACTCACCGGGCCGGTGGCGATGAATGCCCCCGGCAGCGATCCCATCAATGTCAACGTGCCGAGTGGCTTCTACTCGCGCATCCGCTACACCGTGGCGGGCGCGCGCACGTGGTCGGCGGGCTGCGACAACACCGGCACCCTTGCCATCGCTGATGAGACCGCCGGCTCTTACCGCTTCACCATCGGCGGCGCGGGCGGCAACCATCACCACATCGGCGGCAGCACGTTATGCGACAACAACGTCAACGCCGCCTATAATCAGGTCAGTGATTTCTACCTCGGTCGCTCAGGCAACCTGCGGCTGCTGAACTGGGCCGCCAACTGGTACGATTGCTGGCGCGAGAGCGACGGCATGCGCATCTGGTCGATGAATGGCAACTGGTATGCCACGCTCGATGGCAGCGGCAATCTCTGGTGCCAGGGCAATATCTCCACGCCCAACTCCCTGGTCGGCGGCTGGATTCACTCCACCGGCAGCTTGCAGATCGACGGCGGCGCCCAGGTCAACGGCACGGTGAATGCCAATAGCAACCTGACCTGCGGCGGCACGGTGCAGGGCGGCTACGTGCATTCGACCGGCAACGGGCAGATCGACGGCCAGCTAATTGCCAATGGCGGCTGTCAGTCCAACGGCAGCCAGGGCGTCTATTTCTCCGCCGTCGGTCATTGGTTCATGGCCTCGGTGGACGGCAACGGCACCACCTATCTTTACGTCGATGGCCGGAACTGGTGCTACATCACCGCCAACACCAGCGACGCCAGGATTAAGAACGTGGTCGGGCCGCATCAGCGCGGGCTGGCCGACATCAACCGTCTGCGGGTGATGGACTACACGTGGAAGGGCAACGACGACGATCCCAGCGCGGCAGAGAAAGTATCGCCTGCCCCGGACCTGCCGCCCCGCGACACCACCACGGTGCACCCTGGCATCATGGCGCAGGACGTCGAGGAGTTCTGGCCCGAACTGGTGGCCCGCCGTCAGGGCCATATCGACGGCAACGCGGTCGACGATCTGCGCTATCTGCGCCTGGAGCAGCTGAATTTCGCGCTGATCAACGCGGTGCAGGAACTGACCGCCCGCGTGGCGGCGTTGGAGGCGCGCTGACATGCCGATCTCGCCCGGTCAGCCCGCCGATGCCAACGAGGTCAACGCGGCCCTGAACGCCCGTCTGCTGCTGGCGGGCGGCATCATGCAGGGCGGCTTCACCCTCTACCAAGACCCGGTGCAGCCGCTCGATGCCGTGCCGCTGCGCTATCTCCAGTCCTACGTCATGTCGGTGACCATCTCCGACACCGCGCCCGCCTCCCCGACAGCGGGGAAACTGTGGTGGGACAGCGTCTCGGGCCAGCTTTTCATTTACTATACCGATCCAAATACGAGTCAGTGGGTGGCCGCCTCCAATAGCAGCGGCATCGCCGATGCGCCGGTCGACAGCCATACCTATGGCCGCTACCAGAATGGCTGGTGGCAGGTGCTGCCGATCAGCGGCGGCACGCTGAACGGCCCCGGCAGCCTGGGGCTGGGCGGCACCGCCATTCCCGCCGACGCCCTGCCCGGCACGCTGATGACGGCAGGCGCGGGCGCGGTGGCGCCATCCGGGCTGAACGCGCGACTGGTCTCGGGGGCGTATATCTCCAACACCACCGGACTGTTCAGATATCTCGGCACCAGCGCGGCCTCGGCCACGCAATCCCAGCCCGATGGCAGCTTCGCTTGGCTGAACGCCCCCGCTGGCGCGGCCGGTGCGCAGGTGACGTGGACGTCGGTGATGAGCCTGTCGGCGACGGGCACGCTGAGCACGACCAACGTTACCGCCAGCAGCACCCTGACCGGGGGCTATGTCCACAGCACTGGCAATATGCAGGCGGACGGCACTCTGACCGTCAATAACACACTCTCCGTTAATTCAGCGGGTTACCTTTACCTCACCTCGCCGCAAGCCAACCATGCCTGTGTTGACTTTACTTGCACGAACGTCCGCTCTTGGCTGACCGGCTGTTTCAATAATGGCAACTGGACGGTGTGGGACAACAGTGCCGGTGCGGAACGGATGCACATCGACAGCTCTGGCAATGCGCTGGTGGCGCAGGGGATGTACGCGAACTATCTGGCTTCTTACGGGAATTTGCAGGTCAATGGTTCCATGCATTCCAACGCCGCCTGCAGCACGGGCGACGTGTTTTACTGCACCGGCAGCAATTGCGGCATCTCGCCGAATAACTGGGCCTATCGTCTCAATCGCGACTCCAGCAACGGCAATTGGACTTTCGTCGAGAACGGCACGACTAATTTCTACATTGATACTGCCGGCAACATTTGGCCACGCGCCGCAGTCACCTGCACCTACATGCATACGACAGGCACCGCCCAGGTAGACGGGCAGTGCGTCTGCAATGGCGGCTGTCAGTCCAACAACGGCAACGGCGTTTATTTCTCGGCCACCGGCCATTGGTTCATGGCGTCCATCGACGGCAACCACGCCACCTACCTCTACATCGACGGCGGCAACTACTGCTACATCGTTGCCAATACCAGCGACGCGCGGATCAAGAACGTCATCGGTCCGCACCAGCGCGGACTCGATGAGATCAAGCGCCTCAAGGTGATGGACTTCACATGGAAGGGCAACGACGACAATCCCAAGCGCGATCCGCAGTTGGACCCTGCCCCGCCCAGGCAGCCCCGCGATACCACCACTGTGCATGCGGGGATCGTTGCCCAGGATGCCGAGGAGTTCTGGCCGGAGCTGATCTATCGCCACCCGGGCTATGTCGATGGCGAGGAAGTCGATGACATGCGCCACATCAGAACCGAGCGGCTCGACTACGCCATGGTCAACGCGGTGCAGGAACTCAGCGCCATGGTCGAGCAGCTGGCGGCGCAGAACGAGGCCCTGGTGGCGCGGGTAGCGGCGCTGGAAGCGCGGTGAATGCTGGACTTCCCCGCCAATCCGCCGGTCAACACCGTCTTTACCGGCGGCGGCGCGTCGTGGCTGTACGACGGCATCAAGTGGATGCCGATCACCGGCGGGGGTAGCGGCGGCAGCGCCAGCATCACCGTCGGGGCCACCCCTCCAGCCAACCCGAGCAATGGAAACGAGTGGTGGGATACCGTGTCGGGCCAGCTTTTCGTCTACATCGACGATGGCACCTCGAAACAGTGGGTGGTGGCGGTCAACCAGCTGACCGGCGGCATGGCCGACGCGCCCAACGATGCCTATGCCTATGCCCGGCGCGCGGCAGCGTGGACCCAGGTAGCGACGCTCCCAGCAGTGGCGGACAACGTTGGTCGCAATGTCATCCAGAACCCATATTTCAACGTCGCTCAGCGCGGGTCGGGAAACTGGACGGTGAGTGGTGCTTACACCATGGACCGTTGGGTGATGGGCTTCTATGGCACGGGCGCGTCAATGTCTGTGACACAGAACGTCGCAACCGACGCCAATCGTTCGCAAATCGGTGATGAGAGTTGCACCAACGTCGCCGGTATCCAGTTCACTGGAACGTCCGGCGCCAGTGATCATGCTTACTTCTCTGAACGTATCGAAGGAGTGAGGCGACTGGCTGGCAAGACGGTCACGGTGTCATTCTGGGCTATCGCATCATCAGCGGGACTGAAATTAGGTGTCTCATTAGATCAGAGTTTCGGCACTGGCGGCTCGCCGTCCTCCAGCGTCCTTGGTTCTGGGCAAGCGGTGACAATGACAACGGCATTTGCCCGCTACTCATTGACGCTTTCATTGCCGAGTGCGGCGGGTATGACACTTGGCACGAATGCCAATGACTATACGAATTTTAACTTTTGGCCAACTGCCGGTTCGGCTCTCGCTACTCGTGCCGGCAACGTCGGCGTCCAATCCGGCGCCATCAACCTCTGGGGAGTCCAGATCGAGGTCGGAAACGTAATGACCCCGCTAGAGAAAATTGACCCCATGACTGACCTTCAGCGCTGCCAACGCTTTTATCAGGTTGGTGCAATCTATTTAGCGGGCTATCACGTTGCCGGCCAAGGCCCCGCTAGTCGTATGTTGTTTCCCGTTCCAATGCGAGCCGCACCCACTGTGGGGCTTTACAACATCGCTTATACCAACGGTTCGGCCCTCGCTACAGCGGCTCTCGATGCCAACGGTATTGGTTACTGGTTTACCTTTACCGCTACTGGAGGGGGGCAAGTTACCTCTGGCTATACAGCCTCGGCCGATCTCTGATGTCGGGCGCCCTCAACTTCCCCGACCCGCCGGTCACCACTGGCCAGACCTATACCAGCCCGAACGGCGCCACCTCCTGGCTGTACGACGGCACCAAGTGGCTGGTGACGGGCGGCAACGCGCTGGCGGTCGGCGACAGCCCGCCCGCCAATCCGGCCAACGGGCAGCTCTGGTGGGACAGCATCGGGCTGGCCCTGATGCTGTACTACAACGATGGTAACAGCTCGCAATGGGTGCCCGCCACCCCGCAGGGCACGCTGGCCGACGCACCGCAGGACGCCAACGCCTACCTGCGCCAGAACGCGCAATGGGTGACCGGGGTCACCAGCGCGCAGAGCGGCTATAACGTCGGCAGGAATGCCCTGCACAATCCATATTTTAATATTCAGCAGCGCGGTACTTCCTTCACGACGCCCGGATTTACGGCTGATCGCTGGAGCATCGGGTGGAGCGGCGGTAGCGGCAGCATGAGCCTGACCGCGATGACCGATGCTGATCGTGCCGCCATCGGCGATGAGGCAGCGCTCTATAAGGTGGTCGATACCTTTACCGGCACTGGTGCCGCAGGCGATTACCATCAGATAATCCAACAGATAGAGAATCTTCATCGTCTGTCTGGCAAAACGATCACTACCAGTTTCTGGGCAATGTGCAGCGCGACGCCGCTGTCAGTGGGCGTTGGCAATTTGCTGCTCTTTGGTACTGGCGGATCGCCCTCTGCAATGATCCGGCCCACCGGAACACCGGTCGCACTCACAACGACATGGCGGCGGTACAGCGTGACCGCCACGCTCCCGAGCACGGCTGGCATGACCTACGGCACCAACAATGACAGCTACTTGCAGGTGGCGTTCTGGCTATCCTCCGGGAGTACCTACGCGAACAACGCAGGCAATATTGGGGTGCAGTCCGGTACCGTCAGCTTGTGGGGTGCCCAGTGTGAGGTCGGCACCGTAATGACGCCGTTAGAGAAAATCGATCCGATGCTCGATCTTCAGCGCTGCCAACGGTTTTTCCAAACAGGAAAGTATGTTGTCTGTTTCAGCAACAGCTCGGCTGGAGGCACGGTAGGAAACACATGGTGCCTTCCTGTACAGATGAGAGCAGCACCAACAACGGCAGTGATAGGCACCCCAGCCTATTCGAATTGTTCTGGGGCGAGGATGGCTGATAACGACGTTACTGGGTTTACTTGCGTGGTTGCTGTCACAGCGACAGGTGGTGGTTATGGCGTATTTAACTGGACAGCGTCGGCGGACCTCTGACCCATGTTCGATTTCCCCAATCCCCCGCTGACCATCGGCCAGACCGTCCTCGGCTCCAACGGGCTGACCTACACCTACGATGGGGTGAAGTGGGTTAGTGGCAGCCCGGCGGCGCAGTTCGTTAATAATGCGGGACGGAACCTCCTGCATAACCCGTATTTCAATATCCAGCAACGTGGGGCTGGGCCGTGGACCACGACCGCGACTTATACGGCGGATCGGTGGGCGCTGAATGTCTCGTCGGATACGGCCAGCGTTAATCTGATCCAAGCTACTGATGGCTGGCGTTCGGTAGTTGGCGATGACGCCGTGCAATATCTTCTTCAGAATACCTTCACCGGCAATGCTGCAGCCGGTGCATACAATGAAATCGTTCACGCGATAGAGAACGTGCGCAGACTTGGCGGCAAGACCGTGACCCTGAGCTTCTTGGCGTCGGCTGGCGCGGCCCTGAAGCTTGGCATCAATGGCTATCAGTCTTTTGGCACCGGAGGATCACCGTCAACCGCAGTTTCGTTTTCTCCCACGGGCACCGCCGTGCCAATCACCACGAGCGCTGCTCGCTACAGCGTAACAATGACGATCCCGACTACAGTTGGGAAGACGCTAGGCACTAATCTCGGTACTGACTTCACGATAATTCAGATATTTTTCTCTAGCGGCACCACTAACGGTCCTAGTGCTGGCAATATCGGCGTGCAGAGCGGCGTAGTGCAACTCTGGGGTATGCAGCTTGAGGTCGGAAATGTAATGACTCCGTTGGAGAAAATTGACTGGATGACAGACCTTCAACGCTGCCAACGGTTTTATTGCCCTACGCAGGTAGCAGTAAACGGTTTATATGCGGCTGCCGCGGGCGGGCAACTATATTCCAGTATCTATTTTCCGGTGCCTATGCGAGCTAGTGCAACGTGTGTAATGTTAAACAACTATGGCACTACAGGTAGCCCAACATCATTTGTGAGCCTAACGCCTCTTGGATGCGGCGTGACTGTGATAGCCAATGCTAATGCCGCTGGATACAACTGTATGAATTTTACCATTACAGCCTCGGCGGACATCTGACATGGCCCAACCCTACCAGCAGATTCGCGACGGCATGGACCCGACGAAAGTCTCGGACACCATCCTGCGCGTCGCCGATCAGGCCCACATCCCGAACGATCCGGCTAACCGTGACCGGGCCGAATACGAGGCGTGGTTGGCCGAGGGCAACGTGCCCGATCCGCCGCCGCCTCCCACCCTGCCCGACCCCAGCCAGATCGAGCCGCTGAAGCTGCCCCGCACGGCACCGGTCGAGCCCTACGACGCGGTGCCGAAAGCCTATCTCGACGGCATGGTGCAGCCGCTGATTCAGCGCATCGCGGCGCTGGAAGCCAAGCTAGGGAGCTAACCCCACCGCGCCCAGGGAGGGTCGCTCGAAACCTCGCTCCCGGGAGGCCTGAGGCATGGCGTGGTTCCTGGCCCGCGTACGCATCGACACCGGGGGCAGCGTCAGCGTCGCCGAGCCGCAGTTCAGCGCTGGCCCCAGCGCTGCCATCCATGGCGCGGGCGAGGTCTGGAACGCGCCGCGCTACCTGTGGAACACCACCCTCGTCTGGGATAACGGCAGCGGCACGGTCGGCGGCGACTGGGAGAAGCTTCGTCTCAGCGTCAACGTCATCGCCGGTGCCAGCGTCGAGATCGACGGCGTTGCCGCCGTCTCGGTGCACGAAGGCACCGGGCTGCAGGTCTCGGCGCAGATCAGCGGTGTCGGCAGCGTCACCACTCGCAGCACCTACGTCGCCCTCCCGTACATCAGCATCGCCGGCAGCGGCAGCGTCTCGGTCCAGGCCTCGCTCAGGCTGGCGGGTGCGGCGAGCATCGGCGGTGCCGCCAGCGTCAGCCTCGCTCCTGTCACCGGCCTGCTGGGCGCCACTGCCCGGCTGCCCGGTGAAGGCTTCGTCCTCGCCGCCGCTTTTACGGGCACCGTCTGGCCTGCCGCTTGCGCCATCGGGGGGGTCGGCGGCATCGCCGTCGATACGATCCCACAAAGGCCCGCCAGCGCCGAGATCGACGGCGTCGGCGGCGTCACGGTGGCGGCCACTCCGCTGCGGTCTCTCAGCGCCGAGATCGACGGCGTCGGCAGCCTCAGCGTCGCCACCACGCAGTTCTGCACGGCGTGGTACCTCGCCCTCGGCCGGGCCACCGTCAGCGTCACCGCCAGCCGGCAACTGGCTGCCGTCTGCACTATCGCGGGCGCGGGCAGCGTCGGCGCTCCCGCTGCTGCTTTCCTCGGTCCTCGCTGCCTTATTGCCGGCACCGGCAATGTCGCCGTCGCCGCCACCGTGCTGGCAGCGGCCCGGGTCGCTATCGGCGGTAACGGCAGCGTCGCCGTCGTCGTCATCCCGCAGCGCCCGGCCAGTGCCGTCATCGGCGGCACCGGCAGCGTTGCCGTTGCCCCCCCGGCACGGCTGTTCGCCGCTGTCTCGCTCATCAGCGGCCAGGGCACGCTTGCGGTCACCGCGCAGTGCCGCAGCGCCGCGTACGTCGCCATCCCTGGCCAGGGCAGCCTCGTGGCGCGGCCGGTGGCGCGCTTCCTGGCCCAGCCCATCCCGGTGTGGGGCTACGGCAACCTCTTCGCCTCCCTGAGCCAGGAAGCCTCGGTCGCCATCCATGGCGGCGTGCTGGTGGACCTGCGGCTGGCAGCCCTCAGGATGGCCGTCAGGGCGGCGCTGCCCGGGGTGGGGTCTGTGCTCCTGCCCGCTGGCGTGGCCCTGCCAGGGCGCAGCCTGATCGGCGGCCAGGGCAGTCTGACGTGGTACCAGGGCCAGACCTTCACCGCCGCCGTTCGCATCGACGGCACCGCCGCGCTCGCCGTGGCCGAGACCTATGACCAGATCACCGTCAAAGGCATCAGGCTGGCGCCGTGCCAGCGCAGCGTGGAACTGGAAGACATGCCGCGTGGCGTACCGCTGGCACCTGTCGCGCGCGAGACGGATCTGCCGCCGGTGGCCCGTGGCATCCCGCTGGCGCCGCTGGAGCGGGGCGGCGAACTGGCGCCGCTGCCGCGCGGTGTGATGCCGGCCCCGACGACGGAGACCGTGTGATGGCCAACATGGTCGCCACCTTTACCCCGGGCACCGCCCGCAACGACGGGCCATTCTGGGTCGGCGGCCAAATCACGCCGGCCGCCACCCATACCGGCCTGTGGGTGACGCAGATCGGCACCTACGTGATGCCGGGCGCGACCGGCAACCGCGACGTCGCCCTGCTGCGCACGGCCGGTACCACCGTGCTGGCGAATCTGGCTCAGGTGACGGTTAATCTCAGCGCCGGCACCGCCGGCACGTTCGCCTACGTCCCCCTCAGCACCCCCGTGCTGCTGAACGGCGCCTCCAGCTACGCGGTGCTGGCGCACATGCCGGCTTCATCGGGCAACGCGCCGTGGAGCGACAACAACGCCACCGGCACCACCTCGGCCGATTTCACCAATGCGGTGTCGTGCTACTCGACGGTCGATCCGCCCACCAGCATCACCACCGCCAGCAATTTCCAGTATGTCGGCTGTGATCTCGTCTACACCACCACGCCGCCGCCCGGGCCGACCTGGGTGCAGACGGTGGTCTATACCGGCGGCAGTGCCGCCACCATTCCGCTGGCGCTGACCCACCCGGTCGGGTCCGGCAACCTGATCATCGGCTTTGCCGCCTGGATCGGCACCGTCGCCAACCTGACCGGCATCACCGACGACAAGGGCAACAGCTACAGCGTCGTGCAGAGCTATTACGACGCCGCCACGGGCGAGAACTGCTCCTACGTCGTCTTCTCCCGCGCCAACGTCACCGGCAATCCGCAGACCATCACCCTGGCGGGCAGCGGCTGGGCCAGCCAGACCTGCGGCTGCGATGAATATCAGGGCGTCTCCGCCCTCGATACCCACCTGCAGAACTTCCAGACCGGCATGAACAACATCACCACGGACGCCGTCACGTCCGGGGCGCTGACGTCGACCAATGCCACTAACATTCAATGGGCGGCCGGGCTGACCTACTTCAACATCCCGCCCACCAGTGCTGGCACCGGCTGGGCCGGACGGCTGCCCAGCAGTTCCATCGGCTTTGCCGCCTCGACCGAGGATCGCACCACGTCGTCGGCGGGCAGCACCACCGCCACCTTCACCTCTGGCAGTACCAACAACACGACATGGTACACCGCCCAGGTCGGCCTCAAGGTGGCGGCCGTCGGGCCGCCGGTGTCGTCGGCCACCCTCAGCGGCGTCGGCACTGTGGCCGCCGCCGCCATCGTCAGGGCGGTCGCCAGTGTCGCCCCGCCGATCCAGGGCAGTGGCGGCGTCACGGTCGCCGCCACGCTTCTGCTGGCCGCCGGCAGCTTCGCCCTTGCCGGGATTGCCAGCGTAACCGCTGCCGCCGGTCCGATCCGGCCCGCCTCGGCGCCGAGCGCGGGCAGCGGACAGCTTGCCGTCGCCGCCGGCGTGCTGGCGCGCGCCACGGCACCGCTCGGCGGCCTCGCCACCGTCGTCGCCACCGCTGCCTCGGCCGGGGCGCCACAGGCCGGCTCGGCGCTGCTGACCGGGGCGGGGAGCGTCGCCGCCTCGGCCTCGCTCGTGCTGGCTGCCGGCAGCGGCATCAGCGGCCTCTCAGGTATGGCGCTCCCTGGCTTTACGCTGCTCGCCAGCGTCCCCATGGCGGGTCTCGGCAGTGTCACCGCCAGCGCCTCGTCGCGGCTCAGCAGCGGCGCCACGGTGGCGGGCGTGGCCAGTGTGGCGGCGGCCTTTGTGGCCCCGTCCGCCTCGGTTTTCGTCACCGGCCAGGGCACCGTCGGTGTCACCTCCGTGGCCACCTACCGGCCCGCCGTCCTCGCCCTCGGCGGCAGCGGCAGCGTCAGCGCGGCGGCCAGCGTGAGCACGACCGCCAGCACGCCGGTCGCGGGCCTCGGCAGCGTCGCTGCCAGCGCCGCCCTGACTGTGCCGGTCAGGCCTGCCGTGATCGCGGGCCAGGGCAGCGTCAGTGCCAACCTCTCCGCTCTGGCCGCGCTGCAGATCGCCGGCACGGCCGGGGTGAGCGTCGCCGTCACCGCCGTGCTGGCCCCCGGCGTTGTCATCGCCGGCAGCGGCCACGTCACCACCGCCACCACCCTGTTCGCCACTGCCCTCATCGCCGGGCAGAGCGGCGTGGCCGTGGCGCCAGGGCTGCGGGTGCTGGCGCGGACGACAATCAACGGTGTCTGCAGCATGGTGCTGTATCCCGCTGCGCCGCCGGTCTATGACGCCGTCGCCATCAACGGCGAGGCCCGGGTCAGCGTTGCCTACAGCTATCGGCAGACGGCGACCATCGGGGTGAAGCTCTATCCCATGACCCGCGTGGAGGTGCTGGTATGACCGTCATGAAGCGTAGCGAAATGACTACCGGAGGGCGGAGGGTCGCTTCACTCCGTTGCGCGACGTGAGTTCTTCCGTGGCCTGCACCTACTCCGTGATTCAGCCCGCGCCGGTACAGGTGCCGGCCATGCGCGCGGGCGAGATCGACGGGCGCTATATAGATACCACGCCCGATCTCGGCGCGGCGGGCGACGCGATTCCGTCCGCCTCGGCGGTGACTCTCGGCATCTCGCGTTCGGACGGGCAGCCGATGACCTCGGCCGATCTGATGCTGGCCGGGGCCAACTGGCCGCTGTCGGTGGATAGTTCCGGACTGGTGGTGACGGCGGGCTTCTATGCCCCAGCCAGTGCGGCGGGGGTGCAGTACCGGCTCGTCTTGACGGTGAATAAGACGATCATGGGCCGATTGTTTATCAGAGACTTGACCATGGTCGTCTCGCCCCTGATGGGCTAGGCTTTTGCCGACCGCAGAAGCAGCCTGCGCTCCTCCGCATCCCGACCCGTGCTTTTCCGCAACAATTTGGGAGACTTATGATGCCAGTATTGGATGCTGTCTTCGTCGGCAAGATTCATATCCCCGAAGTCTACCAGGGACCGATCCTGCCGCCCGGTGGTGGCGGTGACGGCGGCGGCGGGACGCCGACCCACCCAATCTACTGGCCGCCGGTTATCTCGGGCGGTCCAGGCTCCCTGCCGCCGTATCCGGCGCATCCCATTGCTCCCGGCGGGGCACCCGGGGTGCCGACCCATCCCATCTATATTCCAGGGTTTCCGACCCATCCCATCGTCCTGCCGCCCGGTTTCATTGATGGGGTCCACCCCGAGCACCCGATAGTCATTCCGCCCCCGGCCGTGCCGGGCTACCCATCTCACCCGATTGTCCTGCCGCCGGAAATCTGGCCGCCTGACGCAAGGCCCGAGCATCCCATCGTGATTCCGCTGCCGCCCGTGGTGTACCCGCCGCGCCCGACGCATCCTATCGCCTTGCCCCCGGGTGAGGGCGGCAAGCCAGATCCGAAGCCGCTGGAAAACTGGGACGTCATCGCCTACTGGACACCCGAGGCGGGCTGGGCGATGGCCATCGTGCCGAGCGAGAGCCATCCTGGCGTGCCGACTCCCAGCAAGTAAGGGAGTAAGCCCGCAGCGGCAGGAGGGACAGCCAGTGACCCCTTCTGCCGCCTGATCCCGTTGACGACGCGTGACGGAGCCGCGAGAGCCGCCGCCCAGGCGGCCGTTCGATATCGTCCGTGCCTGTTTCCTGTTGCTGGCGGTCGTCGTCTGCATCGCCATGGGCGAGACGATGGTCGCCGTGGTCGGCTGCGTGTGGAATTACGTGGCGCGGTCTGACCTGCCGCAGCCGGACGGGGCGTGCGGCAATCTCGGCAACAATGTGCGCGAGATCATGACTGAACTGCTGACGGCGATCCTGGCGCTGATTGCCGCCAGCCGCCCGCTGCCGCCGAAGGAATAGCCCCCCGCTGTCGAGGCGGGGGGTTTTTGCTATCCAGCGGCAAAAAGAGGGGGGCGATCATGGCTTTCGCCCCCCGAGTGTCCTGGCAAACAGGAGCTAAGCCAGGAGTTGTTTGCGCCTTAGCGGCGACGACGGATTACCCCCAGTGCTGCCAGCGCGCTCGCCAGCACCAGCATCGAGGCCGGCTCCGGGATCGGCGGCGGCGGGGGAGGCGGAGGCGGCGGCGGTCCACCGCCCATATTAACTGGTATCGCCTCGGAAACGAGGCTGTAGTTGTTCTGCCGGCCCACCCAGTCGATCTTGAAATCGGGGCTGTAGCCGCTCCAAGAGCCGCCGGCATTCAGCGTCGCCGTGAAATCGAGCGTCTGCGTGCCACTGACCAAAGTAGTGGGCGTCGGCGGGATGGCTAAATTGTCGAAGCAGAAGAAACCACCGTTGCCGTTGCATCCTGTGCTGTTCAGGCCGCCCGGGACGAAGTTGTAGCCGGCCGGCGAGGTCATCACGGCAGTAGCAAGGCCACCGGTCGGGTTGGTGAAGGCGATGGCGTTTATTCCGGTTCTGCCGCCAATTGTGTCACTGGCGGTGTTGGCGCCGGTAATCTGTAGTTCGAAACTGGCCATCAGACCGGAGGTGCTGGTTTCCGTCAGCGTGTAGGTCAGGCCTTCGGTGGCGGCGTCGGGACCGAGCGAGGCCGCCGCGTAGGCTGGACCGACGAAACCGGCCAGGACGACTGTACCGAGAAGAAGATTACGCACGATGGTTCCTCCTCATGACGAAGCCAAGGCCCAGCAGGCCGGTGCCGAGGATGGCGAGCGAGGCCGGCTCGGGCACTCCTGTCGCCACGTTAGCCGAGGCGTCGCCCGTGAAGCTGGCGGCGAATGCCTGGATGGTGCCGTTGGCAATCGTCAACGGTGGGTTGACCGCGCTCATGGAAAGGTCGAACGCCGTCGGTGGCACGAGGTCGCTGGCCGGGATGACGCTGGAAGTCAATGTTAACGACTCCGGTGGATTTGTTACATTTACCGTCAATCCATCGCCGCCGAGGGCGCCGAATGCCGCGTCGGTGAAGGTGCCCGAGAGGTAGTTAACCGCACCCCCGTTGGTGATGCTGAAACTCCCATTGTAGTGCTGAATGGCAAATCCGGTCACATTCGTTGCCGCATCGGTGTTGACCGCGCTGAGGTTCATCACCCCGCTGGTCACGGACGGGTTGCCGAACAGGCCGCTGATGGTGACGTTGACGTTGTTGACCGACAGCGCCGTCGAGGTGCTGGTCGGGTTGGTGGCGATGAAGTCGCTGGATAGCGGGCCGGCGAAGTTGATGATCTCATTCGGCGCGGCAGCGGCGCCGAGCGGGATCGCCAGCGTCACGGCGCTGGCGAGAAGGAGCTGTTTCATGGCGGTGTGGTCCTCTGTGTTCACGGGGACACATATGCAATTTCTGTTCCGAAATGTAACCGTTTGATTCCAGAGGAGTTAATCCGTTTCCTTGCCGGCTTGGTGTAAATACTTTTTACGTTCAAGCTCCCAAGCCGCATTGCCGGGGGCTGCCAGCCAGTCATCAATAACCCTCGGCGGACAAAGTGGAGCATAAGCGCCGCCGGCGTATCTACCTCCCTTTACACGGTTATATAAAGATCCGGTCTCGTCCCACGTTCTACCAAACAGGTCGATCAGCATTTCTTCGTAATTGCTTGCCTCTGCCTCAGTCAATCCGCGCGCAAACACGCCGATCCGGAAACCATTCTTGCAAAACGCTACGAGATCTTGGTGGTATTGCCTGGATCGTTTGAATCGACCGCCAGTCTGCCGATGCTGGGCGATGCGATGATCCAGATTGGTGGTCATGCCGACATAGCGGGGCACGCCCGCCAGATCGAGCAGCACATAGACACACCACCCGACAGCGCGATCCCGGCGACGCGGCATCACGGCTTCTCCTTCAGCGCCCGAATGGCGGCGGCGTATCTCTCGGACTGAGGCCGCCAATTGTCATCGCCGTGAGCGGGGCTGAACTGCTCGCACACCTTCGCCGCCTCCTCCAGCGCCTCGGCGCGGGCCTGCGTCAATTCATTGGCCGCCACGAACTCGGCGCTGCTGCGAAGCTCTAACTCTTGCCGCAGCGCCTCAATCTCGGTGACAGCGCAGCGCACCAATTGCAGCGGCGGACATACGCCCTGATTGAGCCAGTGGCGCAGCTCCGTCACCACTGCGCTCATGGTTTGTCCTTCAGCGCGCGGATGGCGGCGGCAAGTTCGTAGCCGTGCGACCGTCCGTAGCCGTAACTTTCCACGACCCGCGCCGCTTCCTCCAGCGCTTCTCTCCGCTTCACCTCGAGCAGCGCCAGCACGTCGCCGGGCGTCAGCCGCTGCCGCAGCGCCGCGACCTCGTCGAGAACGCGCTGGAGCTCCACCACCACGTCAACCATGGCCCTTCCTCTCGGCGTCGGCCTGCTCGCGCAGATAGTCGGCCGCCGCCTCCATCACCTCCATCTGCCGCTCCGCCCGGTCGGACTTGAGGCGCCCGGTGTGGACCATGCGCGGATAAACCTTGCGGCGCAGGCCACATTCCCGCGCCACCTCCGCCGCCATGTCCTCCAGGGAGATCTTGAGCAGGTCAGGCATCGCCAAGACGCTCCTTCGCGTCGTTCACGCGGCACTCCGCCGTGAGCGTGATACCACGGTGACACGGGCCGCCAGCGCCAGCCCAGAGGGCGTCGGCGTCAGGTACGCCACCCGGCGGTCATCCTCGCCTTCCATGCGCTTGATATAGCCGTGCCTGACCAGCAGTGTCGCGGTGCGGCTAGCCCATGGCGTGCTGATCCGCATGGCATGGGCGGCATCCTGTACCGAGAGCCCGCCCGGCGGCAGGATGGCCAAGAGCTTCAGGTGCCGCGCCTGGAGCTGTTTCTCGCCGCGCAGCAGCGAGCCCAGCTGTTCGTCCGTCATCGGGGCGCTCACGGTGTCGCCCTTTTGTTGGCGGGGGCGAAATCTATCCTCTCGCTGGTCGCCGTGAACTTTGCCCGGGTCTGTTCGTAGACCGTGGGGCTGGCTTTCTTGAGCCGTTGCATCCTGGCCGTGGCTTCTTGCAGCAGCTTGGCGAAATTCACGCGGCCTTCGTTGGTCCTGGGCAGGCGTTTCAACACGTCGGGCACTCTTCCGGCCCATTGTTCATCGTCGCTGAGCTTGGCCGAGTCGGGCTTCGAGTCGGGCGAATCTGTCGGTCCCGATTCGGTCTCGCTCTGGTCGCGTCTGTTCTCCACCCCCGCCAGGATGACTGCCGCTTCGCGGTCAGCGCTGCGGGCCGCCAGCAGGGTGGCGCCATACTCCTCGTGCAGTTCCAGCCGCTCCTCCGGGCTGGCCATCGCCCAGTGCTCGTTGAAGGCCAGCGACCATGCCTTGGCGTTGTCATGCACGATGCCATCGGGGTCGATCCACTGCGCTGCGGCCGCCTTGGCCTTGGGCGGCGGTGGGGCTGGCTGGTCGCCGGGCAGATCCTGGGGCGGGGTATTCAGCCGGTCACTGCTGCCGCTGCCGCCAGGGCGCGTCTTGGCGTTGCCCATATAGTCGCCGCCGCTTTCCCGCAGGCCTACCCGGTTGCCGTCGTCGTCGGCGCCTCTCTGGACCAATGCCAGCAGGCCCTTAGTCAGGTATTTGGTCAGGTAGGTCTGGGCCGAGCCCATTGCCTGCAGCGCGTTGCGTCCGGGTCCGGCATCGGCGTAGCCGCTCATCCGCGCGCGCTTGGAAAAGCCATTCCGGAAAATCAGTTCGACTTCCATGGTCAGTGTGCCCGTCTTCAGATCCTGCTCGACCGGCTGGGCGGACAGGCCGAAACCATGGTCTTCCATGATCGGCTTGCACTCCTCCATGACGTCTTCTTCGCGCACGTATTTGTAGCCGCCCTTGCCGCCCAGGCTGGCGTCACCCTTCTTGGCGATCTGCGGCAGCTTGGGCCACATAACGGCGAAGGCCTGTTTGAACTCCTGTTCCCGGCGCGCGAACTCCAGCCGCTCGGCCATGGCCATGGCCCGGTCCACCGCATCCATGTTCGGATTCTCGCGCTGCAAAAGCGCCGCCAGCACTGGTGCCATGATGTCGATCAGCGAAGCCGACTTGGTCGCACCTTCTGGCAAGGCAGGAACCACAGGGGCCGCCGTCGCCACTTCTTTCTTCGTGGTCATGGCTCAGCGCTCCGTCAGGTAGAGGGTGAGTTGCGGGTTGGAGAGCACGGCGCCGGGTACCGTCTCGCCCGCCTTGAGCGCCTTGAGCAGAGCCGCCTTGTCCGCCTCCACCGTGACGCGCTGGAACTCGGGCGGCAGCAGGGTCTCGTCGGTCAGCTGCACATGCGCCGCACCGGGCCGCATGCTGAGGGTGTACTCGGGGCGCTCGAAGCGCCTGACATCGAGCAGTTCGAGCATGCGTAGAGCGACGCTGCGCCAGTGCTTTTCCTGCGCCTTGAAGCGGGCTCGGCGCTTCTCCAGTTCGGCGATGCGCTGGCCGATCACCTGCTGGTAATCCTCGGCCTTCTGCACCCCCTCGATGCAGCGGTGCAGTTCCTCCACCCAGTCGTCGGTGATGCCCTCCAAGGTGTCGGCATAGGCTTTGGGATCGTCGGCGATGGTGGGATCGATTTCCAGCAACTGCTTTCGGCCGCGCAAGGCTTCCGCCAGCGCCGCCTCGATCTGGAACGGGGACGGGGGACGAGAAAAATTCCCGCGTGCCCGGGTTGGCAACGGAGTCGGCTTGTCCATCAATGTGTTGTCCTCATTCTCGGGTAGCGGCCCGAAGCGGGCAATATTTGCCTATTGCTCCCCGGATGTCAACAAAAGCGTCACACGCCTTGCGTCACTTGTGTGAACGGCGCAGGATGGCCGACGGCTCACCGTGACGCAGCCCAAGGGCGGCTTTATTGACAAAGTTGCTTTGTGCACCTGCATCTTCGCAGGGCGGAATCACGCCAGTAACAGATCACGGAGGGGGGAAATGTCAGATGCCACAACCGTTTCCGTCGATCTGGACCCGCAAGACTCGCTGCGCTGGCTGCGTGACATCATGGCGCAGCAGAGACGGGTCGAGGAAGAGCAGGGCGTGCTGCGCAATCTCTACAAGCGCGCCCGCGTGGCGGGCGAGAATGTCACCGAACTGAAAGCCGCCATCAGGGATGGCAAGCGCGACGGCGACGAGGTTCGCGTCGCCCTGCGGCACCGCCTCTACTACCTCGGCCTGCGCCGCATTCCGATTGGCGCCCATGATCTCTTCGCTGGCATGACGGAGGTGACCTCGGTACGGGGCGAAGACCCGTGGGATGCCGAGGACCGGGGCTACCGGGCCGGTTGCGAGGGCGTCGATATCGCCGATGCGCCCTACCCGTCGGGGTCGGAACTGGCGCTGGCGTGGCTGGCCGGGTGGCACCGGGGACAGGCAGCCATCGCGCGGCAGCTGGGGCCGGACACCGAACAGGTCACCGCCACGCGCACTCGCCGCCGCCGCAAGCAGCCGCCGCTGCCGGGGACGGAGGAGCACCAGAAGCGGGCGCGCAGGAAACCGCCGCTGGTGCTGGTCGTCACCCCGTCACCGGGGGCGTGAGGCCATGCCGCGTGATGGCGAGGGTGAACCGCGTCTGGTGCTAACCGGCGGCGTGCTGGCGCTGGATCTGTCCAGTGCCGTCGGCTGGGCCTATGGCCACCAGCCGCAGGAACTGGCGCACGGTACGTGGCAGCTGCCGATGGTCGGCGGCGAGGGCGCCAGGGGGGCGGCTTTCGCCGAGCGGCTGGCCGAGTTGCTGGAGGAGGTGGAGCCGGCCCACCTCGTGCTGGAGGCGCCGTTGCCGCCGCTGGCGCAGACCAACATGCGCAGTGCCCGCCAGCAATACGGGCTGACGTGGCAGGCGCACACCGAGGCGTGGCACGCGCGCTGTGCGGTGAGCGAGATCAATGCCCAGGCCGTGCGCGATGAACTGCTCGGCTGCCGCTACTCCAAGGACGTCGTCAAGCGTGAGGTGCTGCGTTACTGCCACCGCCGGGGCATCAAGGTGGCGACCCACCATGCCGCCGACGCGGCGCTGGTGTGGCTGTGGCATTACGGCCGTCTGAACGGTGGGTCTCTCTCTCCCCCGAAGGGGGGGAGAGAGGGGGTACCATGAAGCCGGCGGGATCGGCGGCGCTGGCGCAGGCCTTCGCCGAGCGGCGGTGTGTCTGCGGAGCGCCTGCCGTGCTGGTGTGGCCGGGTCAGGAGGAGGTACGCGAGGCGGGCATTCTGCTGTGCCGGGCGGTGCCGGATCGCGCCCGCTGCCTGCAGCACGGCCTGCCGCTGAGGCCGCGTTCGTTGCGTTTGCCGAGGGACGCATGAATCCGCTTGGCGTAGGCGGGGGCTTGGCCCAAAATAGGCGACGCCCCCGTCCTGTGAAGACGGAGGCGCCTGATTGGTTGAACCAGTCTGTGCAGGGACGTGCCGCAGACCAAGCCTTAGAACCGCTTGGAATCTGGCACGGCCTTGCACGGAACGCAAGGAGTCTGTGCCGATGAAACGGCAATCCCCAGCTGATCGCGCTCGGCGTCTCAGCATTTGCTCGTGTCCTGTCCACGGTACGTGCATGACGCAAATCGGGTTAGATGAGGTGCGCGATCTCTTTATTGCGCAGTGCGCCCGGCGTGACTGTGAGATCACTGGGACAACTTCTGAGGTGCATGGCCCAGTCACGCTGCTTCCCGAGTGGGAATACCTTCTCGCTGGGGAGGTGCGGTCATGATTCCCGCGTCCTGTCCCAACTGCGCCTGGGCCATCAAGGCGGCACGGCAGCGCAATCTTCCCTCGACTCAGCGGTGGGTGCTGGTCACCGTCGCCGAGCGGGTGGACAGGTTTAACCGTGAAGGCCCCATCGCGATTGGCACCATCCGAGACGACACCGGGCTGAGCGAGCGCACGGTGCAGTACGCGGTGCGGGCGCTAAGTAATGCGCCAGACCCTCTTCTGCGTGTCAGAATGGAGGGGAAACACTTGATTTTTACGCTGTTGCGGGGCCATTCCGTCGAAAGCAAGGGTGCAACACATGCACCCATGAGGGGTGCAACCACTGCACCCATGACGAAGCCAAGGGTGCAACAGGTGCACCCCAAGGGTGCAAGAGATGCACCCAATCCCCTTAAGTACCCCCTTAGGAAGAAAGATACCGAGTCTGCTTCGCAGACTCTCGTGGACCGCGCGGCAGAATTGTTTCCCGAATCCGCGCCAGAGCCAGAAACCAAACCAGCGCGGACCAAAGCCAAACCACAGGGCGCGGAGGACGAGCAGCCCATCGTCGAGGCCTGGAACGAGATGGCCAAGCGGAGCGGCATGCCCGTGGTCCGCATGCTCACGCCGCAGCGTCGGGTCCATCTGCGAGCGCGGCTGAAGGAGCACGGCCCGGAGGGGATGCTGGAGGCGATCCGCAAGCTGGAAGCTTCGGATTTCTGCCGAGGCGGTGGCTCGCGCGCCTGGAGGGCCGATTTCGACTTCCTGCTGAGCCCAAAGAAGCTGGTGCAGATCCGTGAGGGTAAGTTCGACAACCATACGCCACGCCGCAACGGTGGCATCGGGTGGAACTCGCTATGAACGGCGCGGACAGTCTCCCCGCCATCCTGGCGGGCGCCGGGCTCAGGCTGAAGCGGCTGACTCCCGGTCACAACGAGCACATCCGCTGCCCGCGATGCGAGGGCGGCACGAGCCGCGAGTTGTCGTGCTCGGTTGACATCGACCCGGATGGCGCGGGCGCGGTGTGGGTCTGCCACCGGGGCACCTGTGGCTGGAGTGGCAGCGGGCGGGTACGCCACGGGTGGAAGCCCCAGACGCCGTTGCGCCGGGAACCGCTGCCCAAGCACAGCGAGGAGCAGCAGCAGCATCGCCCGGAGTGGCTCCACAAGTTCTTCGACGAGCGCCGGATCGCGACGAAAACGCTGAATCACTTCGGGATCTACGCGGTGGAGCGGTTCTTTCCCGGCCTTGGCAAGCGCCCTGCCGTGGTCTTCCCGTACCGCTGGAACGGCAAGGTGGTGACGCGGAAATACCGCCCCTATCCCGAGAAAGGGCCGCAGAGCCAGGAGAACACGGGCGAGCCGGTGCTGTTCAACGCCGAGGTCTTGGAGCAACCCCCGGAGACGCTGCTCTGGGTCGAGGGCGAGCCGGACGTGCTGGCGATGTTCGAGTCCGGGCAGACCAACGTGGTCAGCCTGCGCGACGGGGCGCCGGCTCAGGCCAAGTTCCGCCAGGACGATGCGCGATTTGCCGCGCTGACCACGCACGCGGTACAGCTGGCCAAGGTCAAGCACCACGTGCTGGCGGGGGACATGGATGGGCCGGGGATGGCGCTGAAGGAGGAACTGGCGCGTCGCCTGGGCCGCCACAAAGTCTCGCTGGTGACATGGCCGCGTGGCTGCAAGGACGCGGGCGAGGTGCTGGCCACCGCCAAGGACAACGGCCCGGCCGAGATCGAGGCCGCTCTCGCCGCCGCCACGCCCTATCCCATCGAGGGCATTCTGGATCTTGGGCCGGACACGCTGCGCGACTGGCGCAAGAGTCCGCCGCCGCCCACCATGACCACCGGCACGGGGGCCACGGACAAGGTGCTCAAGCTGCCGGTGGAGGGGCGGCTGATCGTCGTCACCGGGACGCCCAATCATGGCAAGTCCACCTGGGTGCGGTTCACCGCCTTGCACACCATGGGCAAGCACGGACGCAAGTGGCTGGTGTTCTCGCCCGAGCACGAGTTCGAGCAGTTCATGGTCGAGTGCGCCGAGGCGTTCATCGGCGAGCCGTTCTGGCCGGGGCCGGGGTCCAACTCGGGGCAGGGCATGGCAGACGCGCAGGTGGACGCGGCTTCGGAGTTCCTCCGCGACCACGTCAAGGTGCTGCAATGCGACGCCACGGATCAGGCGCCGACGCTGGAGTGGCTGCTGGAGCGGGCGGCTTATTGCGTCCTGCGCGACGGCACGACGGACTTCCTGATCGACCCCTGGAACGAGATCGAGCACCAGCGCGGCGACATGACCGAGACCGACTACACCGGACGCACCCTGCAGCGCCTGCGGGGCTTTGCCCTGCGCCATGGCTGCAATGTCTGGGTGGTGGCGCATCCGGCCAAGCCGCCGCCGCTCAAAAACGGCGAGAAGCGTAACCCGCCCGGTGCCTATGACATCTCGGGTTCTGCCCACTGGGCCAACAAGACCGATCTCGGGGTGACGGTGTGGGCACCGGAGATGGGCGAGGCCGAGATCATCGTCTGGAAGACACGCTTCCGCCGCTGGGGTCGCCGGGGGGATTCGGCGAAGCTGGACTTCGACGCCTCGGTGGGTCGCTACCGCACTCCGGTGGCGGATCTGCACGGCAGCGGGCCGGATGACGCGCCGCCCCACTGGAGCGATCAGGATGACCACTGAGGGCAGTGCAGGGGGGGGGGTGGTAGTCGGGTGAAGCGGCGGCGTCTTCCTGCCTTCCACGCCTCGGATTATGGCCCTAGCGTGCATGTCACGCGGCAGGGTCGACTGGAAAGCCGGGGGGCCGGTGCCGCCGTGCTGGAAGACCGCGCCGATCCCGACCCCGCCATCAAGGCGCTGGTGCGCGGCGCCCGCCGCTGGTCGGTGCTCGACGACCTCTACCGCAGCGACCTCGTCAGCAAGCGCCAGTTCGACGCCGCCAACCGCTTCCTCGACGATCTCAGCCGCGCCAGCGCCGGCACCGCCTGCTCGTGGGCCTTGCTGCTGACCGCCCGGGGCGGCGGCTACCAGGGCGCCACCGAGAGCCAGCGCCGGGCCATCCGCGCCGTGCAGCGGGTACGCCTGATGCTCGGCATCAGCCGCGACACCGTGCTGTGGTGGGTGCTGCTCGACAACCGTCCGCCGCGCGAGTTCGAGGACGCCCACGGCCTCGGCCATATCGGGCTGGCGCTGCTGTGGCTGCGCCACGCGCTGGACGGGTTGGATGAGTACTATCACGGCCGAAGTTCAGCCGGGACAACAACATCTTGACTCGTCCGGCTGAAAATGCGCAAGAATTTGTATCCTCTGGAGAGGTGTGACCCCGTCACAGATGCCGCGCGACGAGGCCGCCGATCAGCCCCGCGAGGAAGCAGATGGCGACCCATTTCCAGAGATCATCCATTCTTTGGGCGCTACATGCATATTCGGCAAATACAACTGCCGTTGTAAACGTCGAAAAGCTGACTGAGAGGCGTTTTCGGGACTATTGGGCCGGGAACAGCAGAACATGCGTGGCTAACTCTCCCGAGCTATTTTGAATGCCAGCCGCGATAAAGCAGAAGCTACGTTCTCCATCGTCGTTAAGGCATCAGCGAGATCGGGGTCTTCGGGCTTCACAAACCCTTCTTCGTCAGTGGGATGATCAGCACTGATCACGGTGTGTATTTCATCCAGTTGAGTCGCGGATCGGACGATGCAGGCGTGAATCTCTTCCAGGGTCATCGGCTCGCCGCCTCCTCGCGGCGCAGGCTGTAGAACGAGCGCGCCACCGGGGCGTCGGGATCGGTCAGGTTGATCAGGCAATCGTGCACCCAGGTGGTGCGCACCTCGTCGAGGTGGCGTACGTGCCCCCGGCGGATGTGCGGGATCGGGCTGGCGTGGTGGCCGCCCTGGCTGGCCGAGCGTGGCCCGCGCTGGCGCCGTGCCAGCAGGGCGGTGATGTAGGGGCCGGTGTTGACCTCCCAGTGCGGCGGCAGCGGCGCGTTGCCGTTCTTCACCCGCGCGCGGTTGAGCTTCTCGCCGGGCTGCCACTGGGTCGCCTCGATGCCATCGGTGTTGAGCAGCAGCAGCGCCGCCATGGTCGGGTCCAGCATACTGGGCAGCAGTTCCAGGCTTAGCTTGAGCCCATCCATGCCGTTGCCCTGGTAGATGCCCGAGAGGATGATCTCGCCGCCGTAGCGGCAGCTGACCGGGTCCAGCGTGGCGAAGGCGCCCGCCGCCAGCAGCAGCGACGGCTCGCCCGCCACCATGACCGGCTGCGCCTCGACCACCAGAAAGGTGCCCTCGGGCAGGCGCTCCCGGCTTTGGACGTGAAAGTCGAAGGGATCGACCAGCAGGATGGAACCGCCCTGCTCCCAGGTATGGAAAATGCAGTAGGGGGCGGCGAACGGGTGCTTGATGTGGCCGTGGCCGAACAGCTGGGCGCCCTGGCCGCCGAGCGTTTTGATCGCCTCGTTGGGCAGGTGGCCGACGCAGATCAGGCGCCCGCTGGCGATGGCGCCGACGAAGGCCTCGTTGGTGGTGGCCAGGAACTCGCTTTGCTTGTCGTTGTGGCCGTGACTGGAGACGATCATGCGCAGGCCCAGGACGGCGTTGCGAACCTGCTGCGGCGTCGGCTTGAGCCATGGCCTGACGCTGCGCAGCAGACGCGCGCTCAGGTCGGCTTCCAGATGAGCGAGCATCAGCGACCTCCTCGCTCAGGGCGTGACATAGCGGTGGTCGTGGGTGACGTAGCCACGGGCGGCGTCGCCGCGATGATAGGTCTTGACCCACCAGCGCTTGCGTTCGCACACCGGACACAGCCAGTGATCGACATCGGCCGGGGCGGCATGCTCGGCCACCGCTATCCAGTCTTCGTCGGTGCGCACCCAGGGGTGGATGCAGCCGGGCGTTCCCCCCCGATGGCGATAGTGCCCGTCCACCTCGTGCCGCCGCCGGGGCTCGGCCTCGCCCAGCGGGGTGCCCAGGTGGCGCAGGATCGGCAGCGGGTCGAGGTGGATGGTCACCGGGGTGTGCGCCAGATAGGGCACCTGCCGGTTCTTCAGCCAGCCGCGTGAGCGCGGCAGTTCGTTGTCATAGCGGGTGATGCGGGGCCGGTTGAGCATCAGCAGGATGGCGATGATGTTGCGCAGATCGCCGAAGCACTCGGCCATGACCTGCTGCATGTGGCCATGCAGCGGGCCGTTGGTGTCGTAGAGCGGATAGCTGGCGAAGCGATTGGACAGGGCGTCCAGCGTGGCGTCGTCGAGGTGGTCGGCGGTGGAGGACCAGAAGAAGCGGTTGAACCAGTCGCGCACGTGGCGTTCGGAAGCGGCGTCGAGGCCCCTTCTCGCCATCTCATCGCGCAGGATCTGGCTGCGATCCCTGCCGACGACATTCAGTTCATAGGCGAAATGCCCGAGATGGACGATATTGAGCGCCTCGGGCGTCACGGCGTGCCCGCCCGCCACCACGTAGACCTCGTTCTCCTCGATGAGGTAACCGATGCGGGCGGCATGGTCGGGGAACTCGTTTTCCAGCTTGTGGGGTTGCTCCCGGTAGACGCTGCGCCACATCGCCACCGAGTTGTATTCCACCCAGGTCAGCGGGAAGGGGGCGCGGGCGAACTGGGCTTCGCGGACGATCAGATCAGGAATCTCGCGCACCACGTCGCCGATCCGGCGCGAGGCATCGTCGTCGAAGACGAAGCGCCGCGCCTGCCGGGCCTTGGCCTGCACCCGCTCGATGACGCGGGGCGCGATGAGATTGCAGTTGGGATCGCCCGCCGTGTAGCGATGGGCGATGAAGGCATCGGCCAGGGTGGCGCTGCGCTTGGTCATGGTCAGAGGCCCTTGCCGTAGTCGAGGCACTGGTGGGGGTTGAGTGCGGCGCGGCTGTCGTCCTCGGCCGCGATCAGTTCCGCCCAGGCGGCGTGGTGGCCAGCGCGGACCTCCCATGCCAGCCAGTCGATGTCCTGATCCGACAGCTGCCGCAGCAGGGTGGCGACCGCCTCGGCCTCGGAAAGGCCGGTGGCGATGCGGCGCCACTGGCTGTCCAGGGCGCCGTCATCGGTGTCGTCATCCCAGGCCATCCACAGGCCGCTGATCCAGTTGTTGGTTTGGATGTTCATCACGCCGCCTCCTGGCACACGAGGGTCGCCTGGAGGGCGAGAAGAGCGGGCATCTGAAGCATCGGGAAACCCCTGTGTGCGGCCGGCGGGACCACCCCTGCCGGTGAGGCATTATCTACCCTATCTCCTTACGACATGCAATAGGCAAATATCACGGCTAGGCAAATAAATGCTCAGGCCTCAGGGTCCACCCGCAGCAGTTCCATTTGCAGCACCAGTTCGCGCATGGCGGCGAGAATATCGGCCACATGTCGCATCTCGTATGGCGTCAGCGGCATGCCCTCGGCGGCCTTGTCGCGCAGGTGCTTTTCGAGATGGAGTAACTTACGGCTGACCATCACGCGGTCTCCTTGGATCGTTTGGCCCGCAGCGCGCGCCGGAACTCGGCCTTGAGGTTGGCGAAAAACAGGTGGCAGGACGGCGTGGCGGCGGCATAGACGGGATAGGCGGCGTCGGGATGGCGGCACACGTAGTGGCCGCCGTGGGTGCGCTCGACGCTCCAGCCCAGGGCGCGGATGGTGCGCTCGATCTTGTGCGGGCTCATGGCTTGCCCCACAGACACGGCGGTTCATCGGCCCAGGGTTGCTCCAGCGGCTCCCAGGCGGGCGCTGGACGGCGGCGGAAGCGTCCGTGCGACCAGTCCAGCATGGTCACCCACACGGCCGTATAGGCGTCGTGGCGGGCGTCCTCGGGCACCGAGTCCTTGAAGTTGGTGTAGTCGATGTCGCGCACCTCGCGGGCCACGGCGTCGGCCACCGCCTGCCGCGACAGGTAGGCCCGCCACGGATAGTCGCGCTGCGGCGTATGGTGCACCCGCGCCTGCGGAAACACCCGGGTGATGTCGCCCCGTGCCCGTGCCCGCACCATCAGCCGCCGGGGCGACTGGGGATGCTGCACCACGGACAGGAAGGCGTCAGACAGACAGATCCACATGGCGGTCCTCCCTAAGATGCGACTCGCGTCGCCGATTTGGTGAAGTAGCCGTAGACGCAGCGGCGGATGATGCGGTCGCTGCCGTTGACGGTCTCGACGCCAGCCCGCTGGGGGTCGTGGCTGTCGTGCACGACGTGGTCGATCACCGCCGTCAGGTGACGGCTGACGCTGACGATCAGGCGGCCGGTCGGTAGTTCCTCCTCGCACAGATGCACGGTGGCGCCCCGGCCCAGCCGCATGGTCGGCACCCAGCGCCAGCCCAGCGCTTCGAGGTAGGGCCGGTAGATGGTCTTGCGGACGCCCGTGCGGGCCGCTGAACGGGCCTTGCCTTGCCTCGGTCGCTCACGCTGGGCCAGCGCGTTGAGGGCGTCGTAGACCGCGCGATAGGGCGTGCCGGTGGCAATGGCGATGGCACGCGCGACGCAGTCGGCGGAGCGGCCCTTGAAGCCGGCGGCAGCCCGGCCGCCGTCGTCGTAGACCCAGGCCATCTGGGTCTTGCCGTCCCAGCAGCGCAGGCGGGGGGTGCCGGTCACAGCGGCCGCCGCGCGTTGATGACGCGGTTGACGAGGCGGGTATCGACGAGCTTGACCGGGCGCCACGCGTACCACTCGCGGGCTTCGCTCCACAGCGCCTCGGGCTCGCCACGGGCGGTGAGTGCGAGGTTGAGGGCACGCCAGAACTCCATGAAGGTCATGGCGTGCTCCTCCGGTGCCGCGCGATGACAGCGTGCGCGACGATGGCGGAGGCCGACAGGCCGAAGGCGAGCAGCACGGACAGGGCGAAGCCGCCGATGATCCAGGCCACGGTGAAAAGGAAGTGCACCGCTCAGCCCTCCCTGCCGAGGGACGAAAGGACGCTGAAGACAGCGAGAATGACGAAAATCAGGGCGATGAGGACGAAGGCGGTGGTCACGGCTCAGCCCTCCACGTTCTCAAGCTGGAGGGCGACGTCGAGCAGCTGATCGGCAATTTCGTGGATTTCGTGGGCGTCCCAGCTGATGGCGCCGCCCTGCAAGGCGCGGGGATCGGCGCTCTGGATGAAGTCGGCGTCGCGCTGGTTGGCCAGGGCACGGACGCGGGCGGCGAGGGCCTTGGCTTCGGCGTGGAGGGAAAAGCTCATCGGGGTGTCCCCAGTCTGATGTTCGCCACCGGGAGGATTCCCTGGCGGCAGGTAGTTTCTAGCCTAGTGGCGATGCCAGGGCAAGTGAAATATTTGCCTTTTTACGCACGCATGTTGCATTCGCTGATGGACAAATGGCCCAAGACCGTGAAGCGAATCGTGCCGGTGATGCTGACCCGGCTATTGAGGGCGAGGCTCGCGAGATCGTACCTCGTGCCGTCGAGCGAACAAAGGACGGTGCTGCCACGAACGTCTACGGAGACCATGTAGCCGCCGCCCAGATCCGAAGTGATTTCCTTCACGAGACCAGAGGCCGAGAAGGCCCGGTTTTTGTAGTCGCGGTTGAAAAGCGGTTCCTGTCTCTGGCTTGCTTCGATGATGGCAGCAATATCGCTGGCTCCGAATACCGGCAGATTGCTGGCTGGGGGACTGTGCGAGGCGACGCTCGCAGCCCATGCGCCGCCAAGCAATACGACAGTGACGCCAAGGGCTCGTACGTTGATCATCATGGTATTGAGTGTCCTCGTTGATTGGGGTTAGCGGTCAGAATCAGCGCCACGAGAACGAGCAGCAGCAGGCCGAGGGCGAGGCCGAGCGGGTCCATCGGCTCAGTTCTCCCAGCTTGGTTTGTCGGACAGCATGCTGTAGTCGGGCGATTTCCGGACCAGATACTGAAACGTCGCCTTGGCGAGCGGATGATAGTTCATTCGCCGCGTCAGCACGTTGGCTTGCCTTTCGGCCTCGGCCCGGTCGGTCCATTCGCGGACCAGCCCGTCGCCGTCCTTCAGCCACGCCTGCCGGGTGCCGGTGACGCCGCCGCTGACCACGCACCAGACGCGATAGGTGGGGGTCGTCATGGCGCCGCGTCCTCCTCCTGGGCCGGCCCTTCGAGACGCCAGCCATTGTTGGGGTGCAGCAAGACGTACGAGTCGCGCTTGCGCGTCTCGCTCCAGGCTTGCCAGGACGGCTCCCAGTAGAAGCAAAAGCGGCCGTCAGGGTGGGGCCAAGTATAGCCGGGGGCGCCATCGGCGGTGCGGTAGGTCAGCCAATACCAGCCGGCGGTGCTGGCGGTGAGATAGTTTGTCATGGCTCAGCCCTCCACCGAATGCTGCCACTCACGGTCGGCACGCAGGGCAGCAGCCTTCGCCTCCTTCAGCGTGTGGGCGTAGAACTCGCCCCGGTCGGGATGGTGGATCGACCAGTAGTAGCCAGGGTTGCTGTCCTCGTTCCGGCCGATGGTCCAGTCGCCGTAGCGATAGAGTCCGGCCATCACTCGCATCCATGTGCGGGAGGTTACGCGAGCCATTGGGTTAAACCCGATCTGATAAGCCGCCGGGCCAGTCCCTGGCGGCAGAGGCTTTCTAGCCCGGCGGCGCTGACAATGCAAGCGGAATATTTGCGTATTTAGGCACGCATTTAGGCAGGGTTGCCATGCGGCCATCGCTCGTCCGGCGGCAGCGGCTCCAGGCGCGACCAATGGCCGCCGCTGAGTTCCCACACCTCGCTCATATCGGTCAGCGCGTACAAGGTGTCCGGTTCGCCATGGCGGCCCGGCGAGACGGCGATCTGGATGATGCGGCGGGTCATTGATAGAACCATGCCACGAGGTCATCACCGCGCCGCCCGGCATCATACGCGGCCAGCAGCTGCTCGCCCCAGTGGTTGAGCATCGACCGTACGCCGATGTCGTCCTCGTCCTCACCCGGTGCGCCATGTGCGGTGATGCGCGTCCAGGCCGCGTTCAGCGCCGCCAGATCGGCCGCGTCATAGCCCTCGGTATTGTCCCGGCGAAAATGCTCACTCAGCGACATTGCTGCTCTCCTTGATGTGCCACGACAGTTGCACCCGCACCACGCGGGCGTGCTTGACCTGATGCCACCAGTGCGTGGGCGGCGCGTGCCGGTAGCCCCAGCGCAGATTGGTCAGCGCCACCAGCGCGTGCTGCTGCTTCACGTGCATGGTGTGCGGCAGCACCGCGACCTCGCCGTTCACGGTGGTGATCTCGACGCCGTAGGCTTCCTCGCGGGTCATCGGGGGGAGGCCCATGGTCAGGCCCCCACGGTGGCGTAGTAGCCGTCCGCCGTGACCCGCCAGCCCAGTACGCCCCAGGCATCGCGGCAGCGGGTCAGGGTCGGCACGCTGCCGGTGTAGAACGGCACCGCGAAGGTCAGCAGGGCCAGTTCAGGCACGCTGAGATCGCCCGGCAGGAAGGTGTTGACGGGCAGCTTCCAGTTGTCGCTCGGCGCCACCAGGGTGAAGGCAGCGTCAAGCTGCTCCTGCGTGTAGCCGCCGCGAAGATCGAAAGCATTCATGGCTTAGCCCTCCCCCTCACAGGTTGTCGAGGTAGTTGACGATGCGGTCCTGCGACCAGCCGGCGGCGGTGGCGTCGCGCACCACGCGGTCAATCATGGCGACCAGCTGGTTCATCTTGCGGTCGCTGATGCGGTGCAGCGCGGGGCGCAGCGCGAGGATGCGGGCGAGAGTGGCTTGGCAGGCTTGGATGTGAGCGGCTGAGGAGGCCATCGGGAAACCCCTGTCTGAAGCCCGCCGGGACCATCCCTGGCGGCAACGCCATATCTAAAGGAGCCCGCCCGAGGAGGCAAGAAAAAACTTGCCTAAACGCGCAAATATTCCACTTGCATCGCCACACCATACCGGCTACACAGGGACCGGCCAGAGGGCAATCCCGCCCCAGCGCTTACCCAGAAAGGGGTATCCCTATGAAAGTCGGACGCTCTATTTCCGAACTCGCCGCCGAAATCGAGCGGCAGGCCAACGCCAAGCGTGACCTCGTCGCCCCCGCCACCGCCATCGAGATGGGCGTGTGGGGTCAGGAGCCTCGCCTCATGGTAGGCGGCTCCGCCAACATCTTCGGCATCAATGAGATCGCCCACGACCAGATCGGTGTCTACACCGGCATCCCGACCAAGTACTACGACCGCTGCCGCACCACCAACCCGGACCTGCTGGCCCACAACGTCAATACGTGGCTCAAGACTGACGACAAGCGCCTCGTCCGCACCATGGACGGCGTCACCCGCGCTTTCCTCTCCGACAAGTACCGGCCGTTGGAAAACTTGGACCTCGCCGAGGCCATCCTGCCCGTGCTGGCTGATTGCCAGCTGGAGGTCATCAGTTGCGAGATTACCGAGCGCAAGCTCTACCTCAAGGCGTGCGACCACCGCATCAACCGCGATATCCCCAAGGGCGGCCGCATGGGTGACGGCAGCCACACCATCTTCGACACCTGCGTGCCCGCCATCGTCATCTCCAACTCGGAAGTCGGTGCCGGCAGCCTCTCGGTCGAAACCGGGGTGTGGACGCGGGCCTGCACGAACTTGGCCGTGTTTGCCAACGAGGGCATGAAGCGCCGTCACGTCGGTGCCCGCCACGAACTGGTGTCCACCGATAGCATCATGGAGTTGCTGTCCGACGAGACCAAGAGGCTGACCGACGCGGCCATCTGGTCGCAGGTACGCGACGTCGTGAAGGGGGCTTTCGACGAGGCTCGCTTCGCCGCCCGCATCGACCAGATCACCGGCACCGTGGCCGAGAAGATCGAGGCGGACCCGGTCAAGGTGGTCGAGTTCACGGCCAAGCGGTTCGGCATGAACGACGGCGAGCGCTCCAGCGTCCTGCGCCACCTCATCGAGGGCGCCAGCCTGACCCGCTATGGCTTGTTCAACGCCATCACCCGCACCGCCGAAGACCTCCCCGCCTACGACCGGGCGTCGGAGTTCGAGAAGATGGGTGGCCAGATCATCGAGTTGTCCCCGCACGAGTGGCAGGCCATCGCCACCCACAAGGGCGACCCGCTGAGGGGTGCTCAAAGCTTCGCACCCGGACTGGCAGCCTGAACCGCCAGAGAGAGCAAAAGGAGGGGCAGGAATGCCTCTCCCGATGCTATGGGATCACGCCATGACCCCCATGATCATGACCCCCGACGAAGCCCGCGCCATCCTCACCCGTCTCGGCTGGTCCCAGACGTTATTGTGGCAAATGGCGCAGCGCGACGACAGCTTCACCCGCAAGCAGCTGCGCGGCCGTGAACCCATCGACGCTGCCCTGGCCTCCTGGCTGCGCGGCCTTGACCGCCTGCACGGCACGCCCGCCGTCTCTCAGTGGCTGAGCCTGATCGACAACCCACCGGGGCGCGTCACCCGTCAGGTCGCGTAGGTGGGGTTGCTCGAAGCCTCGCTCTCGCAGCGAGGGTCGCTCGAAATCTCGCTCCTGTGAATCGCCTGCTGCAAGGCGACTGCCGCACCATCCTGCCCACCCTGCCCGCAAGCAGCGTCCACAGCTGTGTCACCAGCCCCCCTTACTACGGGCACAGGAACTATGGCATGGCCGCCCAGATCGGCTTGGAAGCTACGCCAGAGGCCTATATCACCACCCTGGTCGCGGTCTTCCGCGAGGTGCGCCGCATTCTCCGCCCCGATGGCACCTTGTGGCTGAACCTGGGCGACGGCCACACCAACAAGCAGCTGCAGCTAATGCCCGCCCGCGTCGCCCTCGCGCTCCAAGCGGACGGGTGGTACCTGCGCTCGGACATCATCTGGTGCAAACCGAATCCCATGCCGGAATCCATCACCGACCGCCCGACCTCAGCCCACGAGCACATCTTCCTGCTCACCAAACAGCCCAGATATTTCTACGACGCCGACGCCATCCGCGAGCCGCACCAAGCCAATAGCATCGAGCGCGCCCGCTCCCCGGTGAACGGCTTCAGCCACACCATGACCGGCGAGCGCGGCGCCCGCATCGCCCTGGGCGGCAAGGACGCCATGGTCACCCTCAATCCTCTGGGCGCCAACGCCCGCAACGTGTGGACCATCGCCACCACCTCCTATAGCGCCGCTCACTTCGCCACCATGCCGCCCGAACTGGCCGAGCGATGCATCAAGGCCGGAACCTCCGAGCACGGCTGCTGTGCCCAGTGCGGTGCCCCATGGATACGCCAGAGCGAAATCACCTACCGCCGCCACGATCACTGGATGGGACCAAAGCAAGAGGCACGGCACTCACGCGGCACCGCAGGCAACGCCTACAACGAGCCCATACAACGCCTCACCACCGGCTGGACACCCGCCTGCCCATGCCATGAATACCGGTGTGTCAAATGTGAGGCCGTGCTAGACCATAAGGATGCCAGGACGACGCATTCTTCAGCCGATCAAATGCAGCCAATGCGCGATCCTGTTTCAGCCAGTGGCCAGCAGGCAGAAATGCTGTTCGAGGCTTTGTGCTCAAAGGTGGACAGCGGCCAATCGCTCCACAACGAAGGGGTGGACAGTAACCTCAAAGGGTTACCGGATGCTTCTTCGGAAGGGCCATCCGAATGCAACGGGCGATGGCTACGTGATGGAGCATCGGCTGGTTATGGAGAAGAAGCTGGGCAGGCTTCTGACCTCGGCCGAGGTGGTCCACCACAAGAATGGCAACAGGCTCGACAATCGCCTCAGCAATCTGGAACTGATGGAAAAGAGACAGCACGACGGGGCAAAGAGGCCCGTCTACATTGTGACCTGCCCTCATTGTCAGAGGACGTTTCCGATGCGCGGCAATGCCCACACTGTGGATCACGCATGGAGTGGACAACTCCTGCTCCGGTTCCCTGTGTAGTTTTAGATTGCTTCTCAGGCGCCGGTACCACCCTCCTCGCCGCCGATAGACTCCAGCGCCACGCCATCGGCATCGACCTCAACCCCACCTACTGCGCCATGGCCAAGCAGCGCGTCGAGGACGACCTCCCGCTGTTCGCCTATGTCGCCACAGGCCCACACCCCTGAGCGGCCTGGATGCCGCAGGATGGGGCTCCCTGGCCATCATCCTGCTCATCATCCTGCTGCTCTTCGTCATGACCTATTTCGACCAGGGAAACGGCACCATGACCGGCGCCATGCTCGGCCTCTCCGCCGCCACCCTCGCCCTCGGCGCTGCCATCATCTGGCTCCTCACCCATTGGCCGCGCTAAAAACCGCTTGCTGAAACTTGCTGATTACGGGGGTGAGCGGCATTCATAACTGGTGAAATACGGTGGCTATTGAAGGCAAATCACCATGGCCGACGGCGACGACGAGCCTATTCAACCCGTACTGCCAGAGTTCGAGCCCGTCCCGCCTGCCAAACCCAAATCGAGACGCGGTGGCCCACGAGCTAATTCAGGCGGGGCTCGTAAAAACGCTGGACGCAAGAAGTTCAAACCTACCGACGAACAGCGTCGCGCCGTTCAAGTCCTCCGCGCCAACGGCAATACCAACCGCATCATCGCTCTTGTCATGGGCATCACCGAGCAGAGCCTTGAACGGCACTATCACCGCGACCTCGCCAACGCCTTCGATGAGGTCAAGGCCCGCATCTCCACCGCTGTCGTGCGCTCCGCCCTCGGCGGCAACGTGGCGGCGCAGAAATACTGGCTCTTCTGCAAGGGTGGCCCGGAGTGGCGCCCGCCACGGGATGACGAGACCTACGCCAACGGCGGCGGCACCACTATCCTGATCCGGGGCGGCCTGCCGCAGGTGATCGACGCCAAGCCGGAACCCAACGGCGAGGACCACGGGAGCGAGCCTTCGAGCGACCACAGGGAGCCGGATGGAGCAGACCCACCCGCAGAGTGAGCAGCGCGTACACCTGCCGCCCAGGCGCGGCCCCGACAGTGCCCGCGAGGTCGAGGTGGAACTGCCCACGCTCCATGCCGACCAACTCAAGGCCTATCGCATGCCCGGGCGGCACAAGGCGATCCGCTGCGGCCGGCGCTGGGGCAAGACGCTGCTGTGCGAGACCATCGCCTGCGATGCCGCCATACGCGGCGAGTACGTCGGCTGGTTTGCCCCGGAGTATAAATTCCTCTCCGAGGCCTACACCGATGTGGTCGAGCGCCTCGGCCCGGTCATCTTGCGCTCCAACCGCATGGACGGGGTGATTCGCACCACGACCGGGGGCAGGATTGACTTCTGGAGCTTGGATAACGAGCGCGCCGGCAGAAGCCGCCGCTACCACAAGGTGATCGTCGACGAGGCGGCCTTCTGCAAGCCGTTCATGACCGATGTCTGGCGCAAGAGCATCGAGCCGACCCTGCTGGATTACAAAGGCACCGCGCTGGCCGCCTCCAACACCAACGGGCTGGATAGCGAGAACTTCTTCTGGCGCCTGTGCAATGAGCCCGAGGAGTGGGGCTTTGTCGAGTACTGGGCGCCCTCGGCCAATAACCCCTATTTGCCGCAGGACGAGATCGAGGCCTTACGCGCGCGCACTCACCCGCTGGTGTTCGAGCAGGAGTACGAGGCCAAGTTCGTCGACTGGTCGGGCGCGGCCTTCTTTGCCCAGACCTCGCTCTTGGTCGACAACAAGGCGCCCGCCTACCCCGCCATCTGCGATGGCATCTTCGTCACCATCGACACCGCCGTGAAGGACCACAGCGAGCACGACGGCACCGCCGTCATCTACTGGGGCGTGTCACGTCATTTCGGCATTCCGCTGCTCATCCTCGACTGGGACATTGTGCAGATCGAGGGCAGCCTGCTGGAGCAGTGGCTGCCGGGCATCTATCAGCGCATGGAGGAACTGGCCAAGCAGTGCCGGGCGCGCATGGGCGCCCTGGGGGCGTGGATCGAGGACAAGAACAGCGGCACTATCCTGCTGCAGCAGGCGCGGCGGCGCGGCTGGCGGGCGCACCCTATCGAGAGCGACCTGACCAAGGTGGGCAAGGACGGGCGGGCCATCAACGTCAGCGGCTACGTGCACCAGGGCAAGGTGAAAATCAGCCAGCCCGCCTATGACCGGGTGATCACCTACAAGGCGACGACGCGGAACCATCTGCTGGCCCAGGTGGTGGGCTATCGGGTGGGCGTGGACTCAGGCGCCGATGACCTGCTCGACTGCTTCACCTATGGCGTGGCCATGGCGCTGGGCGACAACAAAGGCTTCTGATCTCAGGAGCGAGGCTGCGAGCGACTTCAGGAGCGAGGCTGCGAGCGACTTCAGGAGCGAGGCTGCGAGCGACTTCAGGAGCGAGGCTGCGAGCGACTTCAGGAGCGAGGCTGCGAGCGACTTGATGGCAGGGAAGGAGTTCCTGGCTTATCTGACCAGCCACGTCACTTTGTGTCCGTTGTCAGGCAATGCGGACGTGCGCAAGCGCGCTCCTGCAGCCGATGCCAAGGGCAACTGGGACAGCGCGACGCTGTTTGATGTGGACGACCGGGAGATGTCGCTCAGCTGCGACATCGAAGAAGGCGGCTGCACCCTGTCGCTCATTGCCAGCCATATGGAAATCAGCGGCCCGGAAGAGGCCTATCACTGCACCATGGGGGTGCAGCTGGATCGCGAAGACATCAAGCTGCTGCGGGACTTCCTGACCTACGTGCTGGGGACACCATGAATGCGGGGCGCTTCGTGCTGACTCGGCTGCGCGAGAACGGCCCGCTTTACTATCGGACGCTCAACAAGCACGGCCGACACATCTGGGGCAGGGGGCGCGGGGCGGTAATCTTCTACAGCTTCAGCGAGGCGATGGCGGACGCGCCATCGCGGCTGGTCTGGACGCCCTCGCGGGGAAATATGGGGGCGCTCTGGGGCGATATGGTCTACGTCATTTTCCCCGACCGGCACCGGCCATAGCCATGCGCTACCGGGTGGAACTGCCGCACTGGGGGGCCACCACGGAGAATAGGGGCACCGTCCACGAGGTGATCGAGGCGCATATGGTGGAGTGCTGCGGCGGCGGCGCGCTGCTGCTCTACGATGACGGGCACTATCTGCGGCGGGCCTTTGCCTCGGGCCACTGGGTCAGCCTGACCCTGCTGGAGGAAGACGGCGATCAACCGCGCCGGGTGTGACGATCCAGCCAAGCGATGCCGACCTTGAGCCGCGCTGCCTCGTGCTGAATCCAGGCTTTGGCGGCGGCGGCGGTGGGGAACCACTGGGTCGCGGGCTGGCGCTCCTGGGCGGTCTCGCTGAGGTAGCAGGCCAGGGCGCTGTTGCCGTCGATGCTGATCCAGGCCAGCAGGCGGGCCATTCAGTGTCCTCCTTTGTTGGGGTGGGTGCGAACCTCGGGAGCGAGGTTTCGAGCGACCTCGCCGGCAGCGGTGATGCGCACCATGGCTTCGTGGGCATCGACGGCGGGCGGCGGGGTCTGACGCAGCAGCGCCTCGGCCTCGCGTACCGTGGCGCCGTCGGCGTCGTCAACATTCACGCTCCAGTGCTTGTCTTCTCTGCGGGCGCGGTCCAGACCCTGGATCAGGCAGAGGAATGCGGCTAGCTCCAGGGGGGTGAACTCGCCCGCAACGGTGAGGGTGATCATGGCGTTCTCCCATGGGTAAGCGGCGGCATCGGTCAGCCACGAAGGGGGTGACCCCTGGCCATCATGCCGTGCCTCGGATGGTGGAACCAAACCCACAGGAGAAAGCGATGGCCAAGCCACCCAAACCGCTGGCGACTACCACGGCGCGACTCTCTGGCACGTTGACGCTGACGGATGGCGTGACGGGGTTATTTGATACCACCATCAAGGAAGTGGCCCAGGGCGCGGCGGCACAGGTGCCGACCCTGGCGGGCACGGTCACGTTTGACAACGGCGTGGTGGCCAGTTTCAGCGCTCCGCTCGACATCGGCGGGGGCGAACAGCCCCCCATTGAGCAGCCGCCCGTGGAGCAACCGCCGGTCGAGCCGCCATCATCGGGTGCCAACCCCGGCGCGCCGCCGGCCCCGTCGCTGCCTGCGGTGGCACCCGGCAGTTCGGGGCGCACGCTGACGGTGGGGCAGCCCTACACCACGGTGGGACAGGCGATTGACGCGGCGGTGGACGGCGACACTGTCGTCGTGCCGCCCGCGACCCCGCGCGAATCGTTCGTGATCTACAAGAACTTGCTGCTCGATGGCACCGGCGTTCGTTGGGATTTCAGTGATGTTCCGGTTAGTGAACTGGTTTATCAGGGCAAGGCGGCGATTGTCGCCTCGACCCCGGCATGGCACATCAAGGGCTTTACCATCAGCGGCGCCGGCATTCGCGAGCAGAGCCATACGCTGGTGGCGGCGGTACGTTGCGATGCCGCCGGCTACGGCACCGTCGAGGGTTGTCACTTCAGCAACAATCAGAACGGCGTCGCCGCCGATAACGGGCCGATGTGGGACATCACCATCGTGAATTGCTTGCTAGAGCATAACGGTCTTGGCGATGGCTACACCCACAACATCTATGTCGGTGATGGTTACGCAGTACGACTGAAGAACACCGACAGCGTCGATCCGACCGAGGGCTACTCGCTCAAGTCGCGGGCGTGGCACGCTTATGTCGATGGCGGCACCATGCGGAACTCGACAGCTTCCCTGATCGACTGCTGCAACGGCGGCCTCTTGGAGGTCAGGAACGCGACCCTGGCCAAGCCGGCGAACTCGCCCAATCGCCGCGTCATCAGTTACGGGCTGGAATATCAGGACAAGGGCTTGCTCGACAACAACGTGGTTACCGGCACCGTCATGCAGCTCGACTGTAATGATACGTTCATTCAACTACAGGGCGGCGTGCTGACCTTCGGCCCTGACTGCGAGTGGCACGGCCAGACGCCCGTCGTCGATGGCAACGGCACCGTGGTGGGACTGCCGCCCGGTCGCTAACCCAATTCGCGCCACGGGTCACGCAACTTGCGTGACCGGACTCCTGGCGCGCATCCGCGTGTGCGCAGGCGGTCATCTGTGCAGGGTTCCTCTTCCATGCACCTCTCCGCGCGCCCTCTCCCGTCCCCGTGCAAAGGCGTAGGACGCGCGGAGCTTTTTCAAAGGGTCGCTCGAAGGCTTCCGAGGAGTGCTGAATGTCAGGCAGTTCAGGCCCCGAGCCGACCGGCGCCATGCTCACGCTCAGCACCTCCAGCATGGGTTCGGCGCTCTTAGAGATGCTCACCGCCGACGACATCGTGCCCGGCTCCGATCCCAGCTACCAACTGTGCAAGACCATCCTGCTCTACCACCCGCTGGGGGCGAAGATGGTGGAGGCGCCGATCACCCTGGCGCAGTCGCAGAAACGCAAGATCGAGGTGGCGGGCGCGCCGCCCGACGTCCACGAAGCCTTCGAGCGCCAGTGGGGGGCGATTCACGCCGACCGCATCATCCACAGCGGCCACCGTCTCGCTCGCGCCTACGGCATCGCCAGCATCGTCGTCGGCGCCGTGGGCATCCCCTCCACCGAGGTGATCCCGCCCGAGCGCTATGCCGACGAAGAACTCTATTTCAACGTGCTCGATCCGCTCAATACGGCGGGGTCGCTGATTCTCAGCCAAGATCCCAACTCGCCCGAGTTCCAGAAGACCACGGTGATCACCACCCAGGGGCAGACCTATCACCGCTCGCGGGTGTGCGTGATCATGAACGAGGAGCCGGTCTACATCGCTTTCACCTCGTCGGCCTTCGGCTATGTCGGGCGGAGCGTGTATCAGCGCTCGCTGTTCCCGCTCAAGAGCTTCATCCAATCGATGCGCACCGACGACATGATCACCCGCAAGGCGGGCGTGCTGATCGCCAAGATGAAGAGCCCCGGCAGCATCATTGACCGCGTCATGGTGGGCATCGCCAGCATGAAGCGCTCGCTCTTGAAGCAGGCGCAGACCGACAACGTGCTCAGCATCGACGTGGAGGAAAACATCGAGACGCTGAACATGCAGAACATCGACGGGGCGGGGACGTTCGCGCGCACCAACATCCTCAAGAACCTCGCCACGGCGGCGGACATGCCGGCGGTGCTGCTGGAGAACGAGACTTTGGTGTCCGGCTTCGGCGAGGGCTCGGAGGATGCCAAGAACATCGCGCGGTATATCGAGCGCTTCCGCGAGGAGATGCACCCGACCTACGAGTTCCTCGACCGCATCGTGCAGCACCGGGCGTGGAACCGGGAGTTCTTCCAGCGCATGCAGCAGACCTACCCGGACCAGTACGGCAAGATGACGTACGAGGCGGCCATGAGCCGGTGGCAGAATGATTTCATCGCCTCGTGGCCCAGTCTCTTGATCGAGCCCGAGAGCGAGCGGGTCAAGACCGACGACGTCAAGCTGCGGGCCATCATCGGCGTGGTGGAGACGTTCCTGCCCAACATGGACCCGGAGAACAAGGCGCGCGTGCTGGACTGGGCCTGCGACAACATCGCCGACACCGAGTTGCTGTTCGGCGTGCCGCTGGTGCTCGACACCGAGGCCTTGGCGGAGTTTGGCGCCAAGCAGCAGGAGCAGCAGGAGCAGGCCATGCAGGGCGGCATGGGCATGGGCGGTGGTGGTGGGCCGGGTGGTGCGGGTGGCGGCCCTGGCGGCCCTCCTGGCGGTGGTGGTGGGCCTCCCGGCGGCGGTGGTCAGAAGCAGCCCAAGGTGATGCCGTTCAAGCAGAAGACGGGGATGGGGGAGTAGCAAACAGGTCGGTCTGCGTGGTTGGCTCCTCGGCCCTGACGGTGCGGATCTGGCGGGCGATGCGCTCGCGCCATTCGGCGGTGTCGGGATAGAGCGCGAAGCAGTGGCTGCCGGTGCCGGCCTTCTTGGTGCGGTTGTCCTTGACCGGCAGCTCGCCGGTATCCCAGCGGTGGATGCGCTTGACGGCATCGCCGATGCGCCATGCCTGGGCGTGGCTCAGTTCGAGGCCCAGGTCAGCGGCCACGTCGTGAATGGTGATCCGGTTGCGGGTGTCCATCGGCTTCTCCTGCTGGCTGGCCGTCAGGTTCCCTTGAACAGGACGATGTCAGCCGGAATTTGGCATTCGCCTTCGGGATTAACTGCCATCAGCGTTGTCAGGGTGTCGAGACAGCCGACCAAATCGCGCAGTGCCTCGGCTTTGTCGGTAGAGTATCCGTCGGCGAACATCAGTTTGAACTTCTTGCACCGCGTTCGCATGTTTTGCGCGATGCTGTGGGGGGAGCGGTCGGCGAACAGGTCAGTGACGCTGCGGAAATCGCGGATGGCGCAAAACCACTGGCGATAGTCGTAGACCCCGTGCATCAGTGCATTGGCCGGGTCCGGTGGCCAGAGCTGGACGCCATACCAGATGATAGACTGCTCTTTCGGTTGTAGTGGCTGCGGCGGCGTGGTTTTGTATTGCTGCGCTCGCAACTGACTCGGCGTGCGTGCGGTTGGTTTGGGGCGCGGCGGCAGTTTCTCGGGCTTCGGCTCTGCCTCATCGGCTTCGGTTCCCGCGACTTTGAGAATCGGCTTCTTCCCTCGTTTGCGTTTGGTTTTTGAGTCTTCGGACCGTCCGAAGACTGAGGATTCGCTGCGCTTCGCCCATGCCGGATGGTATTTACGGCAAGCCTTTTGCAGACTCTCCGGTTCCAGCGCCTCCGGTGATTCCTCCCGCAGCGTGGCCCGCTGATCGTCTTCCAGCGTCGTCCACCACATCGCTGACCGTTGCTGGACGGTCAGGGTTATCTCGTGTCGAGCGCAGGCTTGGCCGAACTGGCCGCCGTGCGGCGGATACTTGCTTTGCAAATCCAGCAGGTAGTGACCGACCCGAACCCAGTGCTCCAGGGCCTCGCTATAGTTTCGCTCGATCTCGGCCAGTTCGTATTGCAGCAAACGCCACGAGATTTCCTCGGAGCGCGCGTCTTCCGTTACCACGTTGAGCATGATCCCCCCCGCATCGCGAAGACACAGACCGGGCCGCCATCAATGCGACATGGACGGCCCATATCCACGAACGGGATCAGTCTGCGGCTTGGACAGTCGGAGCGGCCGGTACCACGCCAGGATAGGAGGCGTCCGGGAATCTCTGGCGGGCCACGGTCAGCTCGGCCTTCTTGGCGGTGACGGCACCCTGCTCAGCGAGCACGAATCCCTTCACTGCCACCGCCAGTTCTTTCTGCGGCGTGAGCGTGTCGTCCGGCTTGCGGTTCGAGGCGATGTACTGCCGGGCCACTGCGAGCGGGGCTTTGTCAGAAGCAAAATCAGCGCACTGGAGTTCGTCCAGCCGGTCGATCATGCGGCGTTCCGGCCAGCCTTTGAAGAGGAGCAGCCCAGCCAGTTTTGCCGCTAACGTGGGAGGCAGGACCGGAGTCGTGGCATGCTCAACAGAGACGTAACCAATCTCCAACGAGCGCGCGAGCATCTTGTCGTGCTGCTGGATTTCGATGGCGATATCGTCCGGTGAGCGATACTGCCGGACCAGTTCCCCAGCAGCCTGAAGGCATCCCCAGACGCCCGCGAGGATACCTGCCTTTTCTTTGGCCCGGCTGATACCGGACAGGGCAGCGAGATCAACTCCGGTGCGCGGCTTGCCGCAGTCGATTGCGCCGATGTCGGCTTTCTTTAATCCCAGGAAGAACGGAACCTTGAATGTGAAGCCGGTAACTGCCTGGGCAGCAGTGCGATGTTGGCCGTTGCCGAGCTTTCCGTCATCGCCGTAGAGCGCGTAGGAATCGGTGTTTGGCTTCCACTTTCCATTGCGCATCAGGTGGCCGATTTCGTTGGACCAGTTGGGGTCCCAGGGGCGGTTGTGGTCCTGATCGAGAAATAGCAATGCGCAAAAGCCGGGAGTGGCAGTAACCAATTCCATCCCGTAAGTGTCTGCAGTGCCATGATTGCGGGATTTTGCCTGCAAGTCAGCAAGCAAAGCATGATCTTCGGGGGTGGCGGTTTTCGCGGTATTCTGGATGGCCGCGACCATCTGTTCGCCCTGCGAAATCAGCGGTATTGTCGCTTGCGGGCTGCGATTTGTTTTTGCCATCGCGTCGTATCCTTTTTTGCCGAACAGTTTCGGCAAACGTCTCGCACACAGTGTGTCGGACGAAACGACGCTACGAGTGTGACTTTTCCGAAGTCAAGATTATTTTTGGCGGTATGCCGGCGCATGGTGGCGCACTGGTACTGGATGGCAGCTGTGTTACGCGCGATACGCCCACCCACCTAGCACCTAGTTCATAGGAGCGTAACACCCCATTGGCACTGGATGGCAGGCACTGGCATTCCGTACGAGCTTCCATCAGCGTTCGCGGCGACACACATAGCCCTGTGTCCCCCGTGTCGGCAGGCATGGCAGCTGCCGTGCACCGGGCGTAGCGGGCCAAGGACGCTGATGGGAGGCTGGCCATGACCCCGGACGAGTTTGCCGAGGCGAGCGAGCAAATGGAGCGGATGATCACCTACTGCGCCGACGCCACGCGGACCTATGTCGAAACGCGCTGCGAGGGCGAGCACACCGTCAACCGGGCGTGCTTCGCTATTGGCATCACGCTGATGGGTACGCTGGTGGAGACACAGCCCGATGAGGCCATGAGGATGCTGGACAACATCCTCAAGAAGAATGGCATGGCGTGGCGCGTGGTGCAGGTCCACTAAGGCATGCGCGCCAATCCAGCCTGGACCGAGAGCCTGCTGGAGTTCGTCCGCCGCGCCGGCCCGGTCACCACCGTCTCGGTGGCGCGCCGGTTCGGCTGGAACACCCGCGCCGCGCGGGCCAAGCTGCACCGTCTCAGCGCCCAGGGCCTGCTCGACTACCGCCGGGAGAACTTCGCTGACGAGGGCGGCGGTGGGGCCGTCAATGGCTGGTGGGTGAAGGACACCAAGCGAGACAAGTCGCCCTGACATGGCGACGTTCTTCGAAACCGTCTCGGCCGCCGTCGCCGATCTCGCCGAGCACGGCTACGACAGCGAGGAGCGGTTGCAATACTGGGTCGAGACCATCCGCCAGTCGGCGCTGGAGCAGATGGTCTCCGAGGCGGTGCTGGACGAGCAGCTGCGCCGGGTGTTGGCGGGCACCTATGAGCGGCTGATCAACCGGGGCCTGATCCTGCGCCACCACCCGGGCGTCTCTCGCTTCACCCTGGAACTGGTCAAGCCGAAGCTGCGGGCCGAGCTAGACCGGCGCATCCTGGCCTCGGCCAACCTCATCAAGCTGAACCGCCAGCAGACCATCGCCGACACGCTGCGGCGCTTTCAGGGCTGGGCCACCTCGATCCCGGTCGGCGGCGCCAAGGTCGACAAGGTCGAGACCAAGAACGACGTGCGCAAGGAACTGGCCGGGCAGAGTTTCCGCGAGCGGCGGGTGCTGATCGACCAGGGCCACAAGCTGGTGTCGGCGATCAACAGCATCCTGGCCACCGACGGCGGCGCCATCGCCGCCCTGTGGCGCAGTCACTTCAGGCAGGTGCACTACGATTTCCGGCCCGATCACCGCGACCGCGACGCCCGCTACAAGGGCGCCGACTGGGTCTATGCCATCCGGGGCAACTGGGCCTTGCAGCAGCGCCTGATGAAGGCCGGGCGGGCCGGCTACACCGACCAGATCACGCAGCCGGGCGAGGAAGTGTACTGCTTACCCGGCACGACGCAGATTCCATTCGCTGACGGTGTGGAAGTAGCGTACCGGCGTTGGTACAGCGGTCAGCTGACCAAGGTGATTACGGCCACGGGCAAAACGCTGCGCGCCACACCGAATCATCCAGTCCTGACGCCTGACGGCTGGGTCGCTATTGGCGCCTTGCAAGAAGGCGATGACCTCATCGAGGTTGCCGGTGAGATCATCCGGGTATCTCCATCTGAAAGTCACCAAGACCACACAGTAACCAACATTGCGCAAATATTCGGCGCGCTGTTCGAACTTGGGGTCACGGAGGTGCGCGGTGGGCAGCGTAAGCAGTTCCACGGCGACGGCAGCGAAAGCGATATCGACGTTGTATGGACCGACCGGCCGCTGCGCTTCGGCGGCAATGCCGACGGCATGCAGCGCGGTGAGCACGTGGTCTTCACCGAACCCGTGCAGGCGGGGCTTGCGGCTGGCGCGGCGGATCAGTTCGACTTCGGACGCCTTACTGCCGCGACGGGCGGCATGGGCGGCGGCGATCAGCTTGGCGCGGCCCTCGGCACCTGCGCGGGCCATCCGCAATACGCTGGCCTCACTGCCGTTGCGGAGCGTGACGCCAGCCTGTTCCAGGCTGTAAGTGAGATATCGGCACGACGCTCCCAGCCGACGGGACAGCGAGAGAATGCTCTCTCCCGCTTCGTACGCGTGACGCGCATCATCAAGGTCGATCAGCGGCGCTGGACGGGGCATGTGTTCAATCTACAGACCAGTAGCGGCTGGTATATAGCCAATGGAATCGTTACGCACAACTGTAGGTGTTATTATACCTACCTCTATCACCTGCGTGAGTTGCCCGAGAGCATGCTGACGGCGGCGGGCAACGACGCCCTGACCCTGGTACGCGCCAAGGCCTAGAGGCGCTCGTATTCGTCGGTCATGCGGCCATTGGAGGTGCGGCGGCGCATCGGCAGGCGGCGCCCGGTCAGGCGGACGAGGCCGATCTGTCTGGCGGTCTTGGTCAGCGGGCCATAGGCAAAGGAACTGGTGGGCGGGCCGATGCGGGCCTCGACCATCGGGCGCCAGTCTTCCGGCAGGCCGGTCCAGCCGCGCGGCAGGGTGGCGATGATGCGCAGCGCCTCGGCAGTCCAGTTCGGGTTGTGGTCGGCAACCCGCGCCATGCCTTCGTCGCGGCGGGCGATGCCGGCGGGCAGGTCGAACAGGGCGAACAGGTCAGGATGGTCGTTCATGGCGTCCCCCATGTGTGGTCACGCACCTTGCGGGACCGGGCATGAGGATAACGCAGGCCGAGCGATTCGGGCAATTTTCTGGATTTGCCATGGACGACGCGAAGTCGCGTCTGAGGGGAGGCCTCAATGGACGACGGCGCTCCCTGGGCATGGCGTGACGCCGTCGCCCGCTTTCTGGAACCGCAGGTACGCCATGGCGCGCGCAAGGACGCACCGAAGACGGTGCGTGGGGACGAGGCAGGCCTGGAGGATATCGCCCAGTCGCTGGCCGACATCTCGCGCCAGATCGACTACCTGATCCAGGCCCGGCGCTTCAACCTGCTGCCGGGGCGGCAAGACGCACCGAAGACGGTGCGTGGGGACTCCGACTTCAAGGAAGCCGAGCATCCGCGCAACGAGGGCGGCAAGTTCACCGCAGGCGCTGGTGGCGGGGGCGCCGCACCGGAGGCACCCAAGGCTGCCAAGAAGTCGCAGACCTTCGGCAAGAAGGGTAGTGCCGCGCCCAAGGCTCTGCATGGCGTCGCCTTTGCCTCGTGGACACCGCCGCAGACCCGGGGTGGCTGGCAGAAGCTGGCCGACAGCGGCCCCAAGATCGAGGCCCCACCCCCACCGCCCCTGCCCGAGGGCTTCGCGCAGGGCGCCGGGGTGATCATCAAGGAGCCCGACGGCAGCGTCTGGGTGATGCATCCCAAGCGGGGTTTTGGCGGCTACAAGGCGACCTTCCCCAAGGGCACCCAAGACCCTGGCCTGTCGCTCAGGGCCACCGCCATCAAGGAGGCCTACGAGGAAACCGGGCTGAAGGTGGAACTGACCGGCTTTGCCGGCGATGTCGAGCGCTCCACCAGCAACGCCCGCTACTACTTCGCTCGCCGGGTGGGCGGCACGCCCGAGGATCACGGCGAGGAGGCCTCCAGCGTTACCCTGGCGCCGGTCGAGGAACTGGAGGACCACCTCAACGCCCCGGTTGACCGCAAGATGGTCACCAAGTTTCTCAAGCCCGGGAGCGAGACTCCGAGCGACCACCCGCCCAAGGAGGAGAAGGTCGCGCAGGCTGCTCCCGGGAAGCCGGGCGGGCAACTGGCGCTGGCGGGCATGACCAAGACCGGCGGGCAGCTGGGCAGCAATCCCGGCGGGCGCTTCACCTCGCCGGAAGGCCAGAAATACTATGTCAAGTATTCCAAGTCGTTAGCCCACGCCAAGAACGAGCTTCTCGCCTCGCGCCTGTACGAGGCGGCGGGCTCGCCGATCCTGTCGGCCGAGCCCATCGACATCGGCGACGGCAAGCTCGGCACCGCCACCAAGTGGAAAGAGGGCGTCAAGAACATCAACCGCCACAGCGCCGAGCAGAAGCAGGCGGCGCAGGAGAACTTTGCCACCCATGCGTGGCTGGCCAACTGGGACGCGGCCGGGCTGGAATACGACAACCAGGGCCTCGTTGACGGCGACATGACCACCTTGGACGCGGGCGGGGCGATGATCTTCCGCGCCCAGGGCGGTCCCAAGGGCAACGCCTTCGGTAAAGAGGCGGGCGAATGGGAGAGCCTGCGCAGCCCGAGCAACACCCAGGCGCACGCCATCTACGGCTCGATGAGCCAGGAGCAGCTGCGCGAGTCCGCCAAGAAGGTGGTGGCGGTGCCCGATGACACCATCCGCGAACTGGTGGAGAGCCAGGGGCCGGGCACGGCGGAGCAGCGGGCCGATCTGGCCGCCAAGCTGATTGCCCGCAAGTACGATATCGCCAAGCGGGCCGGACTGTCCGAGGCCAAGAAGGACGCCTGGACGGCGGAGCAGGCGCACAAGGACTTCATTCGCCGGGCCGATGCCTGGAGCGAGGCCGACCATCCGCGTGTACCGGCCGGGGCCGAGGGCGGCGGGCAGTTCACCTCGGGCGGTGGTGGCGGCGGCAAGGTGACGCCATCGTCATCGCCTGCGCTGGGGGCGGCGTCGGCGACCAAGAAGATCGTCGGCGTGGTCGAGAAGGCGCTGGAGAAGGGCGAGGCTCTTTCCAATCAGGAACTGAACCAGCTGGCCGACGCCGTGAAGGCTTACTCGGCGACCAAGTCTTCCTCTTCCTGGGCCAACTACGCCAACGTGCTGCTGGCCGACATCGAGAACCAGCTGGGGTTGGGGGCGGGCAGCCTGGGCAAGGCCACGTTCACCAAGTGGAAGCCTAAGAAGAAGGAGAAGGGAGGTGCGCCCGAGGCGGCGCCGCCGAGCGCAGCCGAGATGGAGGCAATGGCGGCCGAGGCGGAAGCGCCGCCCGAGGAACCGGAAGCCAAGGAGGCAGGCGGCATCTTCGGCGCTGGTCCCGACGTGACTTTCGCCAAGGCGGTGACGCAACAGGTCGACCATCTGCCGTCGGCAGAAAAAAAGGTCGCTTACTTGGAAGGCTTGCTGAAGAAGCCGCTGGGGTCAGCCAACACGCAGTTCGTGGAGGGCAAGCTCGCCGAGCTAAAGGGCGAGAAGGGCGCCCCGGTTGTACCGGACCCGCCCGGGCTGGTCGGCGGTTCGGTCATCGGCAAAAGCATCAAGGGGCTGGCCGAGCACCCCAGCATGACGGTGGAAGGGAAGATCAACGCGATCAACACCTACGTGGATATGCAGGTTGCCAAGGGCACCCTGAACAAGGCCAGCCCGACATGGGACTACAGCCAGACGGTGATCGCGGCGCTGGAAGCGCAGCAGGGGGCCAAGCCGAAGGAGGTCGCGCAGGCTGCTCCCGAAAAGAAGACCTACGGCGAGTCCGAAATCAGCGACGTGGTCAGCGGCGATCTGCCCGTCGAGCAGCAGCTGGCGTGGCTGAAGGATGCCATTGCCCAGGGGCTGGTCGACCCGTCCGCCAAGACCTACGCCGAGGATTGGCTAAGCGTGCTGGAGATGGCGGCCGGCGAGAAGAAGAAGCCAGCGAAGGCCGCGTCCGAGGAAGCCGAACCCGCCGGGCCGGAACTGCCGGACCCACTAAACCAGAGCTACGGCCAGCAGGATCTGCTTGGTTACGCGGTCAATCCCTGGACCACCACGACGGAAAAGATCGCCGCGCTCAAGAAGCTCGGCACCGAGATGACCGATCCCAGCAACAAGGAATATGCCGCGCAACTGTTGCTGGCGGTGTCCGGGGTGCCCAAGCCGCAAGGAGCGACGCAGAAGGAACTCTACGAGTCCGCCACCTTCGGCCAGTGGAAGCTGGAGACCAAGGTCAAGCAACTCAAGCACGACATCGCCCACGCCACCGATGCGGCGGACAAGGCCTACGGCGAGAAGCTGCTGGCGGCGATCAGCGACGCCCCGACCCAGGCGGCCGAGCAGGCCACGGCGGCCACACTACCGCAGCTGCCGGTCCCCGGCAGCAGCGTGCAGAAGAACATGCTGCAGGTCGCTACCAGTGATGCGCCACTCGCGTCGAAGATCAAGACTCTGGAGCAGTACGCCCAGGCGTGGCCGACGGCGGGCAAGGAGTACGGCGCCAAGCTGATCGAGGCGCTGAAGGGCGAGAAGAAGCCGGCGGACACCAAGCCGCAGAGCAAGGCGCAGGAAGACGACACCGCCGCCGGCATGATTCCGAACTACGTCAAAGCTCAGATGTCCCTGGGGGAAAAGCTCAAGTTCGTTTCCACCATGGCCAAGGAGGCCGGTCCCAAGGCCAAGGCAACGGCGACCAAGTCGCTGGGCGAGTTGATGAACACCATGACCGAGCCGGCGGAGAAGCACGCCGTGGCGGTGGCCATCGCCGACATCGAGGGCAAGCCGCCGCCGGTCCTGGGACCACAGCCGCACGCCAGTTCCAAGGGCCAGCAGGCGGTCTATGCCGCCGCCACCTCGGATAAGCCAGACGCAGAGAAGATCACCGCCATTGAGGCGGTGCTGGATAACCCCAAGCTGACCGGCTCTTTCACCAAGAGCTTCGGCGAGGAGTGGATCGCCGCGCTGAAGGGCGAGGCACCGCCCTCGGCGGCCAAGCCGGCCGCGCCCGCCCCCAAGCCAGCGGGGCCGAAGCCGGGAACCCTAGCCGCGAAGGCCAAGGCCGCCGCGCCCAAGACCGCCAAGCACGGCTCGCTGACGGCGCCCGCCAACGCCCAGGTGCTGCAAGCCAGGGACAGCCCCGACCTGCACTACGCGCTCAAGACCGAGGCGGAGGCGGCGAATCCTGCCAGCACGAGTTCGCAGGAATCCTACGACATCGTGCCGTCACTCCAGCCAGGGTTCTGGCAGAAGGTGTCCCACAGCAAGGATGCGGAAGCGATCCAGTCCTACGGCGGCGGCGGTTACAAAAAAATCAACGGCGTGCAGCGCGGCCATGAGTCAGCGACACCAGAGGCCTTGGGCAAGATTGATGCCATGCGGGCGCTGTTCCGTGATCCCGACGTGGCGATCACCCAGGATATCAACTTGGTCCGTGGCGAACACATGGACGACGACCAGATCAAGGCAATCAGGCAGGCGCTCGGCAAAGGCGTGGGCACCTACCACTACATGCGCACCGGCTTCACCTCTGCCTCCATCGGCCCGAAACCCGGCTACAAGGAGCACGAGAATGTCTGGTGGCACTTTGCCGTCAAGAAGGGGCAGAAGGTGCTGGGCATTGCCGGCCAAGTCGGCCACCACGAGCGGGAAGTGATCCTGCCGCATGGGGTCTCCACCGAAGTCTACGAAATCTACCACGACGGCACGCGGACTCACATCAAGGCATTGGTAGGATAAAGGCACGGAGTGTGTTATATTGAGAGATGGAGCAAACTCTAGATATGGCTGACAAACTCAAACTCACCCCTGAACAGCAAGCCGACTACGACGACATGCGGGCTAGCCCGGGCATTCTGATCGATCCCGATGGCAACGTGGTGTTCGACGGTGAGGCCAAGGCGATGGGCGCCAAGCCGTTTCGCACGCTGGCGGAGATCCAGGCCCAGGAGAACAAGCTGGAGGCCCAGCTGGCGGCGCACGCCTACCGCAAGAAGTTTGACCGGACCATCGAGGTAGAAAGCCTCGACCCCGCCACCTGGGAAGCGGCCACCGAGTTGCTCAAGGAAGCGGTGCGCGAAGAGGTGCCGTTCAGCGACGAGGCCGAGTTCAAGGGCGCGCTCAAGGACGCCACCACCTAGCTATGCGCCTGCTCTCGCCAGCCATCCGGCTGGACGACGCCCAGCCCCATTCAGTCTTCGCTGCTGATGAAGCCCCGCCCAGCCGTATCCTGCACGGCGCCGGCCTGCTGATCCTCTACCGGGGCCACGACGGCGACCGCGTGCTGTTCGTGCGCCACCGCGACCGCGACACCTGGGAACTCCCCGGCGGCGAGATCGAGCACGACGAGCAGGCCGACGAGGCGGCCATGCGCGAGGTGGCCGAGGAGTTGGGCGCCACCGCCCACGGCGCGGTCTCCCTGCTCATCCGCAACATGCTGATGGGCGTCGATTATTCCACCTTCATGGCCCATGTCGAGACGCAGTTCGAGCCCGATCTCAGCCACGGCGACGGCGAGTTGAGCGACTGGGTCTGGGCTTCTCCCGGCTCGCCGCCGCAGCCGCTGCATCCCGGCGTACGGCTGGCGCTGGACCGCCTGCACATGAACGAGTTGGACATCGCCCGCGCCATCGCCTCGGGCGAGTTCGGCAGCCCGCAGCAATACGAGAATATCTGGCTCTTCGCCTTGCGCATCACCGGCACCGGGGTGAGCTACCGGCCCGAGTTGGAGGAGTATGTCTGGCGGCCCCCGGAGATTTATCTCAACGCCGAGTTCCTGGCCCGCTGCGCCGGGCTGCCGGTCATCATCGAGCACCCGCCCACCGACGAACTGAACACCGAGGAGTACACCAACCGGGTCATCGGCAGCATCGTGTTTGCCTACATCGAGGGCGACGAAGTGTGGGGCATCGGCAAGATCTACGACCAGCGCGCGGCGGAGGTGATGCGCAGCCACCGGCTCTCGACCAGCCCGGCGGTCATTTTCCGTGATCCCAGCGTCAATGAGACGCGCCAGCTGGCGGGCGGCAAGCATCTCTTGGTGGAGGGCGAGCCGTCGCTGCTGGATCACCTCGCCATCTGTGAACTGGGCGTGTGGGACAAGGACGGCTCGCCTACCGGCATTGCCATCGGCGATCCCGAGCCGGCCGATGGCGAGATCGAGTTGCCCGCCCCAGCGGCGCGAACTGACAGCGTGGTGGCCCATTCGGCGCCTGAGCCGAGGGCGAATGGGCCACTCGCGTGGCCCTGGCTGGCCGAGGTCGAGCAGCTGATCGGGCCGATAGGTCGCTCGGTCGACGCGAAGTCGCGTCTCCGGGAGTCTCGCTCCCGACCGGACTGATCAAAACCCCTGCGCATTTTTGCGCAATTTCGAGCAACCGAGACACCACCGACACCGGGAGTGGCCCCGCCTCCCGGCGGTTCATCACGCGCGGGCATAGGGCGACGCGATGTCGCGCACCTTCGGTGCGCCTACGCGTCTTAGCAGGAGGAGCCGTCATGGCTGGAGAAGGAATGCGGGCGGCGACCCCACCCGCTGGTGAAAAAGAGACCAAGGACAGGGAGTTGCAGGCCCTGAAAGATGCCCACGCGGCCATCGGACGACGTCTGGACGCGCTGTTCGGACAGGGCGGCGGCAAGCAGGACGATGACGATGACCGCCGTGATGCCCGCAGCGATGACGATGATGACGACCGCAAGGACGATGCCGAGGAGGAAGGAGAAGACAAAGAGAAGAAGGAGGAGGAGGCGCGGTCAGACGACGATGACGATGACCGCCGCGATGCCCGCCGTGACGCGGGCGACCGGGGCGTGTCGATGAAGGACCGGGGCCGCAAGGACCGGGGCCGCCGCGACGCCGGCATCGAGAACTTCAAGGGCAAGCAGGCGGCGCCGTTCAAGGATTCCGGCCGCAAGGACAAGGAGAAGGACATCGAGGAATGGGCCGGCGAGGAGAAGGAGGAGCCGTGGCACAAGGAGGAAGAGAAGGAACCGCCTAGCGATAAGGAGAAGCCGACGCCGCTGGCGGCCGACCGCAAGGACGACGACGAGGAAGAGGGTGGCGACGAAGGGCGCTCGGACGACGATGACGACCGCCGCGATGATCGCCGCGATGCTCGCCGCGACACCCGGGCCGACAGCAGCAGCCTGCGGCGCCGCATCGAGGCCCTGGAGCGGGGCGCCACCGACGAGGAAATCGAGCGTCTGGCCGAGGAGCAGCAGCTGTGGAGCGAGCCCGCCATGGCTCATGGCGAGCGCGTGTCACGGCCGATGCACGGTGAGAGCCTGCTCTCCTACGTGCGCCGCAACGCGCGGCACTTCCAGCGCTACTCCGACAAGTGGAAGGGCGTCGATCTCAGGCAGCTGCCGGTGGCGGCGCTGAAGATTGCCGCGCCGGAAATCCGCAAGGACGCGGTCAGCGCGGCCTACCGCGTCGAGCCGGGGGCGGAGCCGATGCTGCGCGAGGTCATCAAGCCCGACCGTACCGGGCGGCGCATCTCCGAGTTCGTCGGGCCGGTCAGCGCCATGCTCGACCAGTTCCGCATGCCAAGCTTCCGGGTGCGGCGCATCAACACCCAGCCCAACCCCTTCTAAGACGCGCCTTCGCGTCGACCCTTCTAAGGAATAGGAAAACAGGCGATGCCTACTCTTGTCACCCTCAACCCGATGCTGGTTACGACCGCGCCGGGGACTTTCTCCGTGCAGTCGGAAGGCTACGTGCAGGGCACGGCGCTGGACGACCCGGCGGCCCGCTTCGACCTCGCGGGCGGCATTCTCAGCGTCACCGAGACGCTGCCGATGTGGGGCGGGGTGGGGATCTACGAATATGTCCCCTATCCCGCCGGCACACCGGGGCAGCCGGCCGACAATCTCGGCTCCATCGTCGGCCGGGCCACCACTCTGGTGCAGACCGGGGCGGGCGGCCTGATCGGCTTCTCGGTGTTCAATCAGGCCTTCTCGTGGATCACCACGCCGGGCAGTCAGGTACCGCTCGGCACCACCGGCATGACGGTGCCGTTCTATCGCTTCGGCAGCGGGGCGCGCATCTGCGTGCAGTGTGATCCCTCGCTGGCCAGCCTGGAGGGTGGCTCGGTCGGGGCACAGGTGTCGTGGGACTTCAATGCCCAGGCGCTGGTGCCCTACACCGCCACCAGCAGTGCGCTCACCATCACCTCGCAGACATGGTCCACCACCAATGGCGGGCAGGTGGCGGTGGTGATGAGTGCGGCCAGTCCGGTCAACGGCATCGGCGATATGTTCACCATCGCCGGCACCACCAATTCCGGTACGGGCGGCACGGCGGCGATCAACACCACGCACACCGCCAACACGTGGACGGACAACCAGCACTTCACCTACCTGCTGCCGGGCACGGCGGCGCAATGGGGCACGCTCGCTGGCACCATGACGCTGGCGGTGTCGGGCGGGGCGCTGGCGGTGAAGGTGCTGCAGGTGGCCATCGGCAACTCCAAGACCGTGACCTATGACGGGGTGAATCTGGTGGCGAACTGGAACAACGCCGGTTCCACCGCTGTCATCATCATCTGAGACGCGACTTCGCGTCGCACTTCCCTGAGAAAGGACGCAATCAATGGCCACTCTGGCGCCAAGCTGGACGCAGGTGCATCCCAGCTTCGTCGAGCCTGACCTGCTGGTGCAGTTCCAGCAGGCCTCGGGCGCGTTTGACGTGCTTGCCGGCAACGAACCACGGGTCAAGATCGGCAGCGAGGATCTCTATGTTTATCTGCGGCGGCTGGATGTCCGCACCCGTGTGGCATCGGGTACCACCGCCTATAACATGCTGCCGTCGGTCTCCATCGTGCCCACCATCATGTCGCTGCCCACCTACGTGCAGCGGGTGCGGGCCGAGTATGACCACCATGACACCGCCAATGCGTCCCACTGGGGTTTCAGCATCGTCGACGCGCAGCGGCTGGCCATGCGGCAGGGGCATTTTCAGCTGTTACGGAACAGTCTGCTCTACGGCATGCAGCCGCAGAACGGCGAGGGCATCCTGAACTCGCCCGGCTCGACCACCGTCTCGCTGCCGCAGGACAGCTATGGCAACGCCACCTTCTCGACTTACGACAACGGCCAGATGGCCATCTTCCTGCTGCAGCAGATCGCCGCGCTGAAGACCCGCACCATGCAGTTCGGCATGCCGCATCGCTTTGTCTTCCTTGGTCCACAGCGGATTCTCGGCGGCATGGCGACGCAGAACATCGTCCAGTTGACGTCTTATCAGCGTCCCGGCGCAGGCTCGGCCACCACGGCGGGCGTGGTGCAGAACGTCGAGGGCGACCTCGGCGACGACATCGTCTGGGCCTATGACGACACCCTGGTGGGCAAGGGCGCGGGCGGCACCGACGTCATTGTCTTAGCCATGCCCGAGGTTAA